AAGAGACAGGGGGGGGTGTATATTGCGGACCCCCCTCCCCCCTACTGATCTCTCCCGGATTTTTTATTTTTTTTTATTTTTTATTCTTGTTCTTTTTACTTTTTTTAATTTTTACATTTTCATATCATTCCCATACCACGATGGTAGGGTAGGGCGTGGTGTGTAGCAATTACTTATTGTATTAACAGACCACTTACCTATGGCACGTATAGGTCATACCACCTATCCACTGTCATAGTAGTCATCAAAAGAATTTCGTGAAACTTTTCTCCACATTCCTGAAACGTTCTCCTCCACTATCTCGGCTATCGCGTTCTGTATTGCTAAAGCCTGATCAGGCTGTGACAAGTCATCAGATACCTTAGCTATCCTATCCAGGAAGGAGGAGGTGTGGTATCCCATGCGGGTATCATAGGCAAACCATTCATCGAACTGGGTGAATGGATTGAAAGGATTGTCAACAGTTGTTAGCATGTACTCAATTGGTTCAGTAGTATCAGTCGTACTCATCTCACTCATTGAGTCCTACCTTGAGTGTTGTCAGACCAATACCCAAAGCGTCTGCTACCTCGGCCTGGGTATACCCATTGCCCAGCATAGACCTAGCACGTACCAGCTTAGCGCTACTCAGCTTGGGTCCCTGCTTGGGCAAAGCCAAAGCCTTAACACTATCGGAGTCACTGTTGTAAAGAATCTCTTTTAGTCTACTAGGACTAATAGCACCAGCTTGAATAGCATCCCATTCGGATTGAGTTATAATGATCTTGTGCTTCTTTGCATCCATTCTTCTACGGGCTTCTTCTAGTGCCTGCCTCTTAATCTTCTTAACAGTTTCTTCCTCCATATGCGGATTAGCCTGCCGTCTTTGGGAGACCTGGGCGTTTGCTAGACGCTGGGCTTGTCTTTCACGAGGGGCATTTCTTTTCGCAACATTAAGCTTAGCATTCAACGATTCTACTTCTTTGGCGTATGTTCTCTTTGCCGATGGTGAATAGGGGGCATCCTTAAGACTAAGTGCTTCCTTTCTTGCCCCATTGGCCATAGCCTTTAGCTTATTGGAATGTACAGCATAGATGCCTTCCATCTTGGTACCTGAAGAAAGAGTAAAGGCATCGTCGGTTATAGCCAATCTCTCGTACTTATCTTTCTTCTCTACCATACGGCCGGTCTCATACTGAACTTTCTGCTTAGTGACCGGATCTATTCTGGTCTTCTTCTCAGGGACCATACGCTTCGTCGGCTCATACACCCGCTTACCTGTACGAGGATCGATAGGTCCGCCTCTTCTTGCAGATCTTGGTACTCGTTCAGGAATGTAGACTTCAGCGCCAGCCTTGGTAATGAGCGTACTCGCTCCACCCTTTTTCTTACCTTGATACTTCTCTCTCAAGCTAAGGATCCCGTTATCCTTTTCGGATTGTCTCCAATCCAGATCATGCTTCTCTGAATCAATGACAACCATGGAATGTCGTACCGCAGCTGCCAATTCATCAGAGCTCGCAGCATGAAGAGACATGTCCGCAATCAAGTTAGAGATTCGCCCCATCTCATTTTGCTTTCGTGACGGGGTGATGCTAGGGATAGGAGAATCCTTAGGCCTCTTATAGATCTGCGGATCAAAGCCCTTCAATTTTTCAAGGGCGGGGGTACTTTTTATTTGTTTGTTATTGGGGATAACAAGAACGTAATCTCCATCAAAGTCTGCACCAGACAAACGCTGAGCAACAGAATGATGAATACCGATCGCATCTCTGGCTGAACTTCCAATAATCTTACGTGCTTCACGATTACGGTTGTTCACCGTCAATTCAGGAATTTCAAACGTTCCACCGTGTGGATGACGAATGAGAGATACACGCTCACCGTTTCTCAAACTAGGCGCATAGACCTCATCAGGCTTCATCGACTTGAGAGGGAGCAGAACTTTGTTGGAAGTTCGAGGTAGAGCAGCAGCACTGAGATGAACTGCCGAAGAATCGGTCGCATCGGCAAACTTCAGAAGAAGATCTCTCTTGACTGTTGGGTTCGTAAGAGAGTTGATTTCCTTTAGCTCATTAAGGCGACGCTCATGAGTCACATTAAGCTGTTGTGTAGCAAACTTAGGATCCTGTTTCGAGAGCATCTGTGACGAGAGACTTCTAGACCAGTTGTCCCAGTCACCTTCTTCATTCACTTTATTCATCGCAGATATAACTCTACCCTTTGAATCCTCTATCTGCCTGATCGTAGCTCCAAATGGATTATCAGGATCATCTGAAATTTCCTTCATAACATCTTTCTTCCTGCCGGTATTAGATTTGTTCGTATTGAATACGATGTCTGTACCTTCAGGAAGATCATCTTTGTATACAGCCATGCCCTTAAGGTAGTGCGTCTTGTCGACCATGATTCGTACCTGGGCATAGTTGCTACCGCCAAGAGATAGATCCTTCACTCCTGGACGGAGATAAATCATACCGTCTGCTTCATCCCCACCATCTTCTTTGTAATTGACCTTGATACGCCTCGAACTGATTGAGAGGGGGGGCTTAATTCCAAGATAGCTCCGGCCATAATCATCAGAGTGCACATCGGTGATCGTTTGAATTTTACTCTTGTTCCTCGATACGTGACCAAAGGAAGTACCCGGTGGAGCAAGTACCTTTGTTGTGGTCTGCTTTCCCGTATGAACTTGCGGGATCTTGAGATTGTAAACCGAGTATCCTTCTTCCTTCAAAACCTCGATTGCTGTATTAAGTCTGGTCTGAGTAATTCCCAGTTGACTCTCAACACCACGACCAACATCAACTAGTTCTTTTCTAGCAACCTGATCCTTGAGCATATTGGCTGTGGTCTGAAGAGCGTCGGCTTTATCTTTCGCTCCAGAAGCAAGATCAGCACGAACAGAAGATTCATTACGACCCTGACGCCTGGCGATGGCGCTATTCGACCAGCCCTTATCCTTCAAGCGCTGAGTTTCAAGAATTCTTTGTTGCTTCTGCTGAGCAAGAGCTATAGATCTAGCAGCACGAAGTTGTGTTGTCGTAATCCCCACACCTTTGGCAATGTCCGATTCGGACATACCTTTCTTCTTAAGATTCTCAATGTAGTCGAGATAGCTTCGATTACGAGTATTCTCAGAGCCTCCCGATCCCCAAGGATAACGACCAGAACGACGGAGGATGCCGTAATGTGCGAGATGCTGTTCTTCAGTACGAATCACGACTGTTCCTCCAATCTTCTATGAGTGATTATTCTGTCGAATTCTTGAATCTTGTTCATGATAAAGACGATGTCATCGGGATCTGCGTCATAAACCATGACTTCATTATCTTGATATAGTCTGAGCTCAATCTTAATATCATATGGATTCTTGTCATACTCAAGACAAAAGAGAGCTGCATAAACTTCAAGCTGATGAACAGATCCAGGATAAACGCCAGTTTTCAAATCATGAATTCGAAGAGTGTTATAGCGGAAAGAGATCGTGTCGGCTGTACCAAAACAATTCTCAGAATAGTAAAGAATTTGTTCGCACGTCATCCTATACTTGATGGCATCGTTGATATATAATCCAACAGTGCCGACCAAACCCGAAAGCCTATTAGCTTCAATCTCTCTGTGCGCATATTCATGCTGCGCAGTACCGTATGCCGCAGCTTGAGTTGAAGTCCAGCGCTCAAGTAATTTATCCGGTGTGTAATGTATCCAATGGTATTGACTAGGACTTAGAAACGCGTGTTCGCCTTGGAGGTTTAAATGCTTGTTGAAGCGCAATTAAAACCTCCTCTTCATTCTCAGGATAAATATATGCAGCAAAGGACATCTCATCCAATCGTTCTAGATAATAATGTTGATTTGGCTGGACGTCGGAGAAAGGCGAGATTTTAACCTCTAGGGTAGCCCAATAAGGTCCCCAAAGAATAATGATATCGGGAAATCCCTGTCGATAAGACGCATCTGTTTTCAAAATAATACAGCCTGGAAATAAGTTTTCAAGCTTTTTAATCAGTTTGGCTTGATATTTATTTTCGGTCGCCATCTATGTATGAACGAAGAGATTACCAACTACAACAAAGGCCGGAGCGTCAGTTGGCTCAGCTCCAGTCTGAGGTCCTACTGTATGAGAGTGTCTAGCACTGGCGCCACCTGAAATTTGCGAATCTTGTGGAGCGTTTCCTGCCGAATGTGTAGCTCGGTTACCGCCACCAGTATCATTTGCCATTGCGATTGTATGAGTATGATCGGGCGAATCTGTACCAACGGTATGCTTATGAGCAGGGCGACGATTTGCAAGTGCTGCGCCCTCGCTTTTACCATTTGCATTGACGTCGACATGAGTACCAAGCATCACAAGTCCACGACCACGAGCATCGGGTAAATTGGCACCAATCAACGAAATCAAAGCAGTGTAAGTTCCTGAAATCGCAGAACCATCAGCGAGTAGCCACATACCACCAGCTGGGTCAGCATGTGATGCTGCTTGCATCGAAACTTTCGTATCACCAGTCATCCATGCAGCTGCACCTGCCGTTGCCCATTTAACGCCTGAGGCCTGAGCTGAATCAGCTGTCAAAACTTGTCCATTAGAACCAACTGCAAGTTTAGTCGGATTCGATCCAACTCCAGTACCAACTAACACTTGACCTTTTGTAGAAAGGTATTTCATTGGAAGCGAATCAGAAAGACCCATAACAAGTCGAAGCTCTTCGCCATTGGGTGGACCGCCAGCAGCAGGTCCTGCGGCGTTACCATTCGCTCCAACAACCTCGATAAATCCGGTTTTCTTGACAAGTTGTGTCGTCTCTGAAGGCAGCCATACAAAATATCGATTTTGAGGATCAGTGACCGATTCGAATAAAATGTATCCACCTAGAGAGAATACAGCATCAAGTAACGCGGAAAGTAATCGACCATCTTTAGATGTTGTCGATACCCATAACTTTGAAGCACTAAATGAATCCGGAGTATTATTCATCCGGACCTCACCTGCAGGAAGCGGTCCGACTCCCGGATCAGTTAAAGTAGTGCTAAATGTAAACGTAATTTTCGCTACATCACTTGGTCCTACTGGTCCTTGAATCCCTTGAGGTCCTGTATTTCCCGGAACACCTTGAATTCCTTGTGGTCCTTGAATCCCTTGAGGACCCGCAGGTCCAATCGGGCCTTGAGGGCCCATTGGTCCAGGATCACCTTTTATCGGAGTTTGTACTTCAACGTCTTGCTGATTATTAGGAGTAAAGGGCAAAGCACCAGATTCAACAAAAACGCACGGTATTGTAAACCACTCGTTAGAATGTATAACAACAGGTCCAGTTATTTCGTAGCGATTCCAAGTTTCAAGTTGGCCACCTTCATACATCAAAAATATGCCGCCAATTTCAACCTGATCGAATCGAATAACTCGACCTTCTTGAGAATAAACGGAGGCATAAACTTCTGTGTATAAAGTTGCGTCTGAATTATTACCTTTGATAAACCCGTGCTGCGGATCTGAGGCACTCGTATCTGTCTTCCATTTATAATTTGCTGATCCAACAGCAGTACCGGGAGTTCCATCTGGCCCTTGAATACCCTGGACACCCTGAGGACCCTGGACACCCTGAGGACCTTGAGGGCCTTCTGGTCCTGTGAATCCTCTAGGACCTTCGGGACCTCTTAGTCCTAGATTGCCTGAAGCTACTACAACAGCCCCAGGAGTTGATTCGACAACTAGCGCTGTTTCTGGAACATGATCAAGAGTAAACTCGAGATCCTCTACATTAAAAGTTAGAATAATATCATCGGCTAACATCAGAAACACACTCCACTTTTCCTTGACACATGGTGCGTGGCTCTGAACCTGATGGCGCCCATTGGAGATCCCATACTCCAACAAACTTACCAGACTTACTAGACGGATGCTGTGACAACTGCATCGTTTGATTACCAGTTAATGAAATTTTTATCTTTCCCAGATAAGCATCTACAGAATTAATCGAAAACGCAGCAATGGGTGGATCTGGAGAAAGTCTATCCACACGAATTTGTGCTTTTACTTCGCCGGTAATATCAACAGGAGCACCGGCTTTGTCAGTGCAGGTAATCGGAATCTCAACACCATCTCCAGCATATAGAAAAAGATCCAAACCTTCTGGCTGAAGATTGAGTGCACGGCTAGCCATGCTCCTCCTTTCCTACTCCGCGACGAAATAAATGTAAAAAATAATAACAGGTATTCTGTGTACCTCTATTATAATCTGCGATTTCAATACTAACTAATATCTAATCTTATTCGCTTGCTCCTGACTCTGGAAACCTACTACGTAGCTCATGATCTACCCGTTCTGCGGCATCCACCATACCAATTAGATGAGCATCCGTGACAATTGCATCTGTCCAAATTGTAACCACCCACGAATAAACTCCTGCGGCCGTTCTACGCAACTCAATCGACCCTCTACCAGGGACCGGATCTCTATACAGTTTTACACTCTCGCTCATATTATTCTCTCCTAGTATTCTACGATGCCAAATTCTTGATAGGTCGGCCACACATAAGTTCTATTTAGAATAGAAAGAACAAGATCTTGCTCGAGAAGACCATAGCGCTGCGCACACTGAAAAGAATTTTCACTTACCTCGCCGGTTTTCAAATCAATGATCCCCGTCGTGATCGGATGTTCGTACGGCATACGAAATTGTTGGTTGTATTTGATAGCAAACCACCTAGGACGCCATACGAGGTTCTCTACGTGGTTGTTATGACGATCCCCATCTAGATTAATGGGCGTGTCAAATGGCTCCGAATCGCGTGGAAGAAACGCTTTGGCAACGAGAAGAGGTACAGATCGATGATACTGAATGCCATCTTTCATAAGCCCTACTTGAACGAGTCCATATTGATTCTCGTTAAGGGCTAAGATTCTTCCCCATCTGTCAGAACGAATCCTTCCATGATCACTCACACTGTACTCTTCAAACTCGTCAATCTTTCTCCAGTTTTCAACCATACCAACACTCCAAAAATTTTTAAGAGGCCTTGGGCAAGCGCTCACCTTGTGGGTGGTTCGGATTTTTTATCTCCTCCTTAAAGTTGTGGCCAAAAAACTTTGAGGTAAGAACTTTCTATAAACGCCCACTTAATATCTATTATATACTTATACTTATTAGGTTCGCGCGTACAGTAAGTTTTTGGGGAAACATTTGGCCATTAGATATTATAGCATTTGTAAGTCATAATTTGCTGCGTTGAAGTTCTTCTTTGCCTTGAGACTTTGCCAAATTGCTCGGTCTACACCGCTCTTACTTTTCAGAACATAGTAGAAAAGGTCTGCAAATGGCGTATTTAATCTGTCGATGCGTCCGTGAGCCTGTTCCCAGTTCTTGTAAGAGTACGTCAGAGAGTAAAAAGTTATCGTGTCCGTCTCGGTGCAATTCCATCCTTCAGATCCGGCCACATATTGGACCAAATATGCCCATTTCTCAGAATTTGGGATATTTTCGTGTTTATGACCGTTCCATTCGGCAATCTCAATATCTTCTTTTAGACGCCTTAAAATGTCCAGTTCGTAGTTGAAATTGTAGAAAATGACCATTTTTGAATGGAGCTCGAGCAACTCTTTGATCCTGTTCAGACGTGATGGATCACTGTTCACAGCCCTTCTCAGAACGCCGAAGAGCTCCGCTATGTCACGGATAGGCTTGTTCTGATAAATATGCCATCTGTTCTTCAGAATGCTCTGTACGAGCTCCTCATTGTGCGCTACGGTCAATGTCATGGAGTGCCGAACAGTCTCGCTGGGAAAGCGCATCTGAACGAGAACTCGGTTTCTGTTCTTCACCAGCCTCGAGACGTTCAAATATCGCTCGACTTTGGGGAATTTCGTCCACGGGCTATACACGACGTGTTCGCGCTTGAATTCGGTGCGATTACGATAAAATCCATTGGCGACGAAGACGGGGATATAGTCCAACCAGGTGTCCCCAGGAGTTGCAGTGAGCAGGATCCAGTAATTTTCCTTGGCGATCTTGAGGAATGCCTTGACCCACGCACCACTACCCACCAGTCTCTGCTCATCGAAAATGAAGAATGCATCCCTTACATCCCGATACTTTTCAATGTTATTCCAACTATCAACAGTGAGAATTCCGTAAGCAGTAGCGTCCGGTTCCTTTCCCACTGCAATCTGAGCGAATTCTCCCTCCCAGTCCTTACTGTCTCTCTTCTTCGCCGTCGTGATGACATAGACGTCTCTCTCCTGGTGTTCCAGTTCGTAATACGCCACGGCTACTCGAGACTTACCTGATCCAACACGCCCCCAGAGAATATTGCCGTCATTTAGAAGTTGTAGGGCGGCCTTTTGATGTGGTCTCAGGAGTTCCATAAAGAATCTTATCAATCCCTTTTCGATCGACTTCACTAAATCCAGTCTGTGCTTCTACCAGCCATACTGCCATCGTACTGACCGCGTTCTCGATACGATCGCCACGATCTTCCAGTTGAGAAAGCCGTCGTTCGAGCGTGCTGAGAAGGAACTTCCTAGCGGCCTCGGGGTCGGGTCCGAGCGGCGAAGGCTCATTGATCGACATCGTCTCACGTAGAGCCTCTTCCCAGATCTCGATCAGCTTGGGGAACTCGAAGCTCTCGGATAGATATCCTCTACTTACGAGCTCCGCTCCGAGATAGCCGATAGCTCGCATACAGTGAATATCTGAAACGTACCAGCCGATTTCCTCATTCGAGCTCAAGTCTGACACTTAATCTCCTTTTGTCAGCTCGTAGTGAGCTGGACCACGAAGCCAATCGACGTTTTTAGCTCCCTCCAAACAGTTAGGTCGATCGTTGCAATATCGTACATTTTGTTTGATCTTGATGCCTTCGAGTTCTATCTCTGTTGAATATACGGAGATCTTGTCGTCCGAACGAATCTCACCACATACGTGACACGACCAACTCAGATCATCCATCTTTATTTTCCTTACCTTTCTTTACCTTTCTTTACCTTTCTTTACCAGACCTTTGGCCTTACAAATTGGACAGAAAGGAGGGTCGGCTGGGTCGCCAGTTAGTTCTGCTTTGTTGTAGCAATTCATGTTTGAGCATACGGTATAGATACCGAACGTCACCTCAGCTCCTATTCAGGTGGATGCTCCATGAAGAATGCACTTACTTCTCGAAGCACCTCTCCGATTTTCTTGGCGCTCTCTGATTCTCCCTCTTGAGTGAGAAGCGCTGCTCCCATCTCGCTTGCACCGATCAAGCGGCCGATCATATAAGGAGTTTTTGGATCGGACATGATGTCGCGCCACTCACGTTGTCGTCTCACTTATTCTCCTTTCAAAAAAAAAAAGAGTCCATGTTTCGGGCTCTTTTTCTTTGAATTAATTAGGATTTTTGAGTCTTCGTGTAATGACGGTACGAATTCCTTGATCATCGAGACCGCGGTAGGTGACCGGAATGAAGATCACTCTGTCCTGAGCTTCGATATACACTACCATATACTCATGACAGTAGATCACTTCATTCGGATGATTCCTTGCGTGGTCGATCATCAGATCTTTGATTTCGTCCGTATTCTTACGGAACAAACTCAACATTAATTACTCCTTAATTAGGTTTCATTATACTCCTTGTTTATTATACGAATATAAACAGACGGAGGTACGCTAAGCTGGCTGCATCATCCAGAAAGAGGAGTCAGGTCTGCCAAGACTCCGTCTGGACACTTAGGTACCTCCGCCCTATCCCCAGGCTCCCGAATGGGAGTGCGGCCCTTGGGGAATCCTAGTTTCTGCTGTCGTGGTCTTCACGCAGCATATTGAGTGTTCGCTCGAGTCGCTCGGGCCAAGGCCAAGTTCCGGGCTTATTGGGGTCATAATGGGGAGTATGATTAACAGGGACTCCCGGCTGCTGCTGGAGCCAGTTGACGAAGGCGGTGATTCCATGATCAGTTCCAATCTTTGCCATGAGATCCTCTCCTTCGTCTGGCTCAGTTACGATCCCACCCGAAGACTTGTAAGGACGCTCGATTGTCGGTTTCATAGTTTCGAGCCAGGCCTTACCCTCAGGATCCATAGCCTGCTCGATTGTATAGGGGATACCGCCGACGCCGAGTGACTCAGCTTCAGCGTTCATCTTCGTCGGGTCAGGACGAACACCGTTCGTGTAATATGACTGCATGAGAGGTCTCTGGAGCTCTCGAGGCCAGCCCCAGCTCTGAGCGAACTCGACACCGTGAGTAAGCGAGACCTTGTTCTCCAGTGGGAACGCCTGAACCATGTAGCATGCCTCACGTTCGACCCAGGCACTCATATCACTGGCGAAACGAGGGTTTGTGGTAAGCCCGAGAGGACCTTCCCAATCGAGCGCATTCAAATAACGAGTTGGCATTTTGAATTTCTCGTCCATACTATTGCCATGTGCGTCATATGGATGTTCTAGATTAGCAACAAAGGCGCTGAATCCACGCGCAGCCAGAGCGTGAACACGAGCTTCTTCCTCAACTTGTTGTCCAGTTCCCCAGGCCCATGCATATAACTCGAAGCCCAAGCCTCTTGCTCGGTCCATCCATGCTTTGGGGATGGGATGAATTGTCGTACCGAATGCTACCTGAATGACCAGGCGGTCGACGAACTTCTTCGCCTGTTCTAATGGGACGTTTGCCGGTGTAAAGACGAACCCGGTTCTTTCCCACGTCATCTCTTTCTCTTTTTCTTGCCCTTGGGCGCCGTCTTGGGGAGCTTTCCCTTATTGTCATAACCGTGAGCTCGAGCCCACTTCTCACCTTTGACCCCAAACGCCCATCGTCTCTGTCTTTGACTCTTAGCAGGCATCATGCTCCCTTCATCAAAGGCATCTCCAACAGCTCGCCATCTGCCTCTCCGAAGAACTGCTGGCGAACCTTCTTCCTACAACTTCCACACAAGTCCTCTTCGATGACCTTGTCAGGAGTACTAGATGTTTCCCACATCGGCTGCAGGTCAGTGAGCTGGACGGTATGAATATCACCCGTCGGGTTGTTCAGATCTTCCGCCTTACCACAACCGATGCACACCAGTCTCTTCACTATTCGCTCCTGTAATTTATGGTTTACAATCCCAAGGTGACCAGTCTCGTCCTGATACACGCCAATATCTAGCTGCAGCAGCGACTTGACCCGCCAGGGTATTCGAGTGGCCGTATATCGACCGCTCTCTGGCACCCATTTGGAAGGTGCCCAGATACTGACCGTTCTTTGCGTAGGGATGCCATGACCCTTCGCCCCAGCTGACAATAGCTGCTTCTTTCCAACGAGCACCGAAATGAATAACTAAAGCTCGTTTGAACCTTGGATATTCAACGGCAAGTTGGTGTTGTATCTTCCAACTCGAGGGTCTATCACAAATTCTTTCCTGATGCATGGGTAGTACTAACGCCAATGCTGTCAGGAATATAATCAAAACAGATTCTCCTGTTAGGGGACATGAATGGGCGAGCCTATTCGGGCCCTACGATATCTCGCCCCGCATGGTTTGTATAGCCCGACTCAACAGCCTTACCTGTTTGTGCCCCCATGCCTTGAATTGCGCGCCGCGTAAACCTCAAGCGAGATTGAGCGGGCTCAACGAAGAGTGTTTACCGCGCGCTCTCTAGGCCCGCGTTTTGTGCCCACACCTAGAGCCCTCAGTCTCCAGTGGGGTCGTCCGCCAAACAAACTCGAGGGCATCACTGAGCTGTTTGATATCTGGAGACTAAGTTTTCCGAAGTACGCACTTACACAGGTTTACTTCTTAGTTTTACCGCGCGACGAACGAGGAGCCTCTTCCTCTTCCTCTACATCACTTGTATCCTTCTCTGCCTCTGGCTCAGTCTCTTCCTCGTCGTCATCGTCCCCGTCCGAGAAAAGTGAAGATACCTTTGACATCTTTTCGGCGAGCTTGTCGCTTTCCGCACTCAGATCGTCGATGAGATCCGTCAACGTTTCGAAGTCCGCGTCATTGTCGAATTCCTGCCGAATCTGACTCACTAGATCTTCGATCTTTTCGATCCGCGGCCCTACAAGACCTTGCATGGAAGCCATGTGTCCCTTTCGATTGAGGCTGACATTGACATTGCCCTCACCCAGTCTTGTATAACGCACGCACTTCGGAAAAATCTAAGTATTAGTCGTCTTCAGAAGAGCTTTCGGTGGTCTTTTCCGTCTCGACCTGTCTTTCAACTACCTTCTCTTCTACGACAGGCTCATGCGGCTGTGCAAGTTCAGTCGTACGCTCGACCGTCGTATCGCCATCAGTCTCTGTGATAATTTCCTTTTCCTTTTCCATATCTTCTCCTTTTAGGCGGCCTTGATCTTGTTTGCCGACGCTTCCTTCGCTGCCCAGTGAACAGCGGCAGCTGCAGAAACCACGTGATTAGCAATTTTGTCGTTGACTCGATAGGCAATTAGCACGTCGCCATACCAAATATACCAAATTGCTTTTCCATTACCTACCCACTGACGGCGAAAAAAGAGCGGTACATTCTCTTCTTTTCGCAACTTTCGAATATACTCAGCCAACTCACTCATAGATGCCTTTCATTAGGATAATAATATTGAGCGGTAGCTCCTACTAGGCGGGCTAATCCACCCGAGGTGCCTCTTAGTCCATTCGGTCACTACCGCTCAGTATTGGGTATCGCGTAGCCGAGTGCGTTCAAACGGGCAACATGACGGCCTACCATACCCTCTCACGTTTGCCTACAAAGACTGCGGGTCCGCAGTCAATGCCCCGCCCGTGAGCTTACACAACGTCTTAGGCCGTTGCCCCGATCGGGTCAGGCAAGGGCTCGACGTTGTATCCGATGTCGATCAGGTACTCACGCAGATGCTGCTTGTCCGGCCGCGAAAGTGCCTTGAACTCGACGATCTCGAGCTTCTTTCCAAGGGGAGGATTCGAGAAGAAGTGCTGCATCGCCTTCACGAATGACATCGCCTCTGTCGGAATCGGAACCTCCAGGATCATCTCTCACCTCCTCTCGAATTTGCTTACTGGGAATCTTCTACCAGGTTGAAGTTCGCCTGGAAAGCCTTGGTCGTGTAAACTTTGTAACCCCGCTCGGTGTAAAGAATCCAATCCCCCACAAAAGCTTTTGTCTGACGCGGATTCTTAGGGTTATGCACGCGAACATGAATATACTGCTTCGTAGGCTGCAACTCAGCAGACCTATCGACCGGCGATTCGTCGATATTACCAATCTCGCCAAAGCACCATCTCGCAATATCGGCGAAATTCTGCTCAGTCACCTGTACGGCGTCTACGTACAGCGGCTTACGAACGTATTTCGTCGTAATACTCGTGGTTTCCATAATTCCTATTCGTTTCGATTGCGGGTTATCCCGAGGCCATATCCAATAAGCACGCTAATCAAAACAATAAGTGCGGTCACAATTATTTCAATCACGGTATTCGAGTTCTGAGTATTTCAGCTCCAGAGGATCCTCTTCGATCGTCACGTAGATGCTCTGAAGATAAGCCTTGACCCCGGTCTTCTGATTAACCGTCCATTCATAAGGGCGAACAATTAGGTCAACGTTGATAATATCCACCCAGTCAAGCATTTCAACTTGACTTTCGTCGATATTCGTACGACCACGAGAAGTAATTAGGACAATTCTGGGCGGCCGACCTTTGAAATTGACTGAGATGGGCAAATATGCCTGCGGTTCGTCGCCTTCATCTTCGTTTCGGGGTCTCAACCACTTTACATTCCAATTATCCTCGGCCATCGCCGCAGCAGTTTTCTCATCAAGAAGAACCGCGAAATTCCGATCACCTTCACGGTTGTACTGGCCTTCTCTACCAGAGAAATTACGGAAGATGATCCGGACGCCTTCCATCAACACCGTGTTGTCTTTCTGCGCCACTGATTTCTCCTAACTCACGAAATCTTGGAAGGAACCGAATCCTTCTATAGTTTTGATCGCTTCGGCTTTCAGCTTCTCAAAATATGACATGTCGATTTTGAGATCTTCCATGGACTGAGCGATCTCAGCCTCAATCCATTGATGGCCTTTGGTACCCGTTACTGCGTAGTATCGGTCGTCCTTAACTCGAAAAAGCGTACCTCCGCCTTCGAGAACCGGGACAAAACGACCAGTACGGCCAAGATGACGCATGGTATGATAATCCAGATCTTCACCCTTTTCGTGTTCCTCTCTATCTAGATACATAGTCCCTTGGAGTACGCTCTTACCCTCGCAGAAATCATCAAAAGTAAGCTTTTCTCCAGAGAACAAAGTTTTGAATATATACGGGTGTTGGAATTGTGATCCTACTGCTGTCCATTTGTCATCTTTCCTTGCGATATACACGGCGTCGTTCACAAGACAAAGTTTGTCGTAGGTAATTTCGTGCTCGAAGTCATAGCCGTAACGTTTCCCATGCTGAATCACAAAGTCAATAGCTTTTTTGGTAACGTTCGGAATCTTCACAGAATCGGTCTTGATGTGAACGACTTTGATCTTGTTGTCGATTAGGTCGTTTTTCAAATCGATCATATAGAGAGCGCCACGCTTGGCAACGATGTTATCTTTGTTTCGATTGTCTCGGAATGGGTTGGCGAATTTTGCTGACGTCAATCCATAGACGATATTGATAGCAATCTTCAAAGCATATGCCAGCTTGTCTGCTCCATCTTCATTCTCAAGATATGGAGTTAAACGACCGTTGAACATTTTTCTAGCCGAATCAAATTTACGTTTCTTGATCGCCATGCGAGCTTGTTTGAGCTCTTTGAATTTCTCCGTGTACTTACCGAAGAGATTCAGGATCTCAATTGTTGTAGGATGCATGGAAGCAATATCAAGAAGAGCCACTTTTTTGTAGATTCCTGGTTCGGCGTAGACGTATCCTCCTTCACCAGGGTCTTCTCCGCGATACCAACTCTTACCAGCGTCAAATGTATATCCATTAAATTCCTCACTCAAATCAGTGTAAATAAAGAAGTCTTGAGGATTCTTATCATCACCAAATATGATTTTCGCTGCATGTCTCTGGGTGGTATCGTTTATGGCTAATCCACTAAGCTCTGCCAGAATCTGTCGAGCAACGAAATCTTCCCAACGATCTTCGAGCACAGCTTCCGTCGCTCGAACATCGTTGACGCAATACTCAACTACTCGACTCCAATTCTGCTCGTCCACAGGCTCATCCAACGGAAAATCGAGCTCCATATGGAGAATACCCAAGTCGATCTCGAATTTCTTCAAGCTTTGTTTGATCGAGCTGAAATCCCAGACATCGGCATACGACAAGTTATACGCTTGAGCGAAGAATGCGTTTCGATTATTGTCTATGACGATTTTTCGTGTCAGCTCGTACAGTTGCTTGACGCTGTAGCCCAATATTGCCGCATAGAGAATATGATTGTCGTATCGTCGATTATAGAACCCCACGAGTTTCAACTTCGTCAAGTTCTCGACTTCTTCTCTAGACGGATTGATCATTCGAACAACCGTATCGTCGCCTCGGAACTTCCAGCAAATGACAAAGAGATTGGGATAAACCTCGATGTCAAATATTGCCATTCGTTGATCTTGAATCTCTACGACCGCATCTGGTTCTGCTTCGCCATCGAATTTGAACTTCATCGTCTGAACAATTTTCAGACATGTTGCCGCTTGATGAGTACTGTTATTAGCAAAAGCCACAATTCGAGGGCGCATATCGCTTACGTCGTACTTCAGTCCATCTTCATAAGCTTCTGCAAGAATATGCTCTATGAAATCGACAGACGGCTTAGTTCCAGGATGAATCTCTTTCTTCAAGTTCCGCTCGATTAGATCTCTAAGGCCTTTTTCAGTTGTAATAGTCTTAGCCCTGAGCATCTTCTCCTTCTTCTGTTTGAGCGGAAGCCCACTATGCACCGTCGTGACCGGTATGGCGTTACATCGAAATACCTGTCGTCGCAACGATGAATCTCCTGTGAATACCTTGACTTCGATACCTTCAGAGAATATAGGAGCTAGCTCATGGGGATTTCCACTGTACTCATAATGAAGATGAACCCCACTTTTAGACTTGCTAAGCTCAGCATATGTTGGTGGCCATCGGCTTGCCGCTTCGAGATTTCTCGACAGCGCACTTACCCCATTTTGACTCGGTAGATCGAAATCGATTACGATGTGTTTATCAGGTACCTTAACGAAATGAAGCTTCTTGGTGTCAATATCTGAAAGCTTCGTCTTTACATTCTTCCACTTCTTAGCAGGCGTTCCATCTTCGTTTGCCTCTTGTGCGGGTTGATCTGCGAAATAATCATCCAAGAGAGATTTACGTTCATCCACCACCAGTGAAAATACTGGCTGATTATCTTCCGTCTCTTTGGGGATCTTGAATTTCTCGGCATTAAAGCCCACATAAAGGCTTCTAACCCTCTCCTCATTTACTTCCCCTCGATCTTTGAACTCGTCGAAGTAATTACGAAGCTCTTCTCTTACCTTATATTGAGGAAGCGGTCGTTCAATTCCACTGTCGGAACAGAATTCCTTGTACAGCCCATATGCCTGTTTCAAGGTCACATAGTTTTGAGACTTGAACACATCGTAATATGCCTCGATGAAATTGAAGAAGACGTCGGTTTGGAGCATCATTTCCAACGGACGGTACCCGTTGTAGTAGTTCTTACCCATCTCCAAATATACCTGGAGACAGTGAGATGCGATTGCTCCTAGCTCGAAATCGATTTGACTCATCAGAGCATTGTAACGCCTAACTGGAATCCGGACGCCGGTTGGATTGATGTCAATCAACCTACGAATGAGACCAGATTTGGCGTCAGAAATCTTTACCGGCTGATTTGTACCCATGAAAAGAAGAGCATCAGACCTGGACGTGTAACTAGGCTTATATTTCTCGTTCATTAGCATCTGCTCGTGCGCAACGATTGAATTTAGCCGAGTGTTGTCCTCGAGTCTGGACAAATCGCCGTCATGCTGAATAGCGACTAGCGGATTATTCTTAAACGCTTCTGTAGAAAATGTTCCATCCGATCGGCCAAGGGCTTTTCCATCAAATGTAGTCGTATACCCTTCAAAAAGCCTCTGCAAGATATTAAGAATCGTGGATTTACCAGATCCAGCGGGCCCGTAGAAAACAAAGAATTTTTGAAGTTTCTTTGAATCCCCGGCTACAATGGATCCAATAGCCCATTCGATTTTGGCTCTCTCTTCTACAGAATACAATGTCCCTGCGAGCTCATCCCAAGCTGAAATATCGCCACTTTCCAGAGGATAACTCAGAGATCTAGTCGCGTAATCCGTCTTTTTGATTTCTGAGTTTGAAAACATAATCTTGGAATCGAGGCGATGACTGTTGTCGCTGATATTGGCTAAGAATTTTCTAAAGCTCGCCCAAGAGTTGCTGTTAAACGAGCGCATAGACTTGACCGTGTATCTTACTCCTGTCTCTTTTCTTAACCGTTCTGCCTCAGCGTTTAGGTGCTCGTCTACAAGTCGTTGAACATCATACTCATCGCGAGACCAAAGACCTTTTTCTGCATCCCAAATTGCGTAAAAGGCTCGTCCTTGAACCATCAGATCCTCAGAGCGTCCAACAATAAAATCGGGGTACAATTCCATACCCTTATCTTTTGTCTCTTTGGAAAGGATCTGATAAAAATCCATAGCCCTCCCAAGTCCCTTAGGCAGTGCGCTCAATGATGTACTTGTTCAGCTGATACCAAATTTCTACTTTGGTCTGATCTTCATCAGGATGTTTCAGAGGGAAGAAGCCGCCTTGGCCGTTTGGACGATACGTTCTCCAAATAAGCGTAAAGAGAATGTTATCAATCTCATCTATATCGTCCGGGGTCAGGGGATCGAACTTCTTGGTTAGTTTGAGATTTTTGAGAAGCTTCCATGCCCATTTCGAAGCATCGTCTCCACCATCAACAAACTCCGCTCTTCGGCTGAGACTCACCAAGATCTCAAGAAGCGTGGCACCTTCGAGCTTCAGAGTATGATTTCGCCCATTCAAGAACTCTCGACGAAGATCGAATGCGTCTCCGATTCGATTGTCATCGTTCGGAATGAACCAGACAAACTCTGTGTTGTGCATCCGTTCGAACAAACCGTTAAAAGTCTGTTCAACAGGAATATGAATTTGTGAAACTAGCCAATCGTAGTATTTGTAGTCAATTTGACGGATCTTGCTCATTGGTTTCTTCTTGCTCTCTCAGCAAGCTTTGTACCTGAGAGGAAAATTGGGGGTCGGAGTGGTAGCGTTTCATGAACTCTTTTCGTTTAATCGCGCGCTCTTCTTCTGTGAGCTCAATCCACCACCACCTTGAAAGCTCTACCAAATCAATCGTCATCAGCTTCTTCCGGATTCAGACCGAGAATCTTTCGCTCATAACTTTCATGAGTTCGACAGATTTCCATATCCTGTCCAAGCCGATCATTACGAACAAACACGACATCGATATCGTCTGATCCGTGTCCGAATTTCAAATTGTCCAGACCAACGACGAGATCTCCGTGAGGAACAGGATGTTGATCTTCGTCATCCACAAGAACGTCATCCTCGGCGTAATACGTGTAGGTCACCTTGGAGTATTCGTCGTTCTCGTTGAATTCGTCCTGATGAATGACGTAAGGCTCGGTCGTAGTTCTTGACTCCAACTCTTCCGTATAGTTCCAGCCGCTGTTCTTGTCTTTTCCTCCCTCATAGACAACCCGAGGAGGAATTGGAGGAGGAACAAGTGGAGTCACAGGAGTCGGCTCAACTACGCCAGGTACCGGCGGCTTCAAAAGCCTCTCCTGCTGATCGTATCCCTGCTCTTCGACGACTTGTCCGAGATCAGGCTTCGGTGTCGCAGCCACAGTCTTCTGCTGATACACCTGACGAATCTTCGCAACTTCCTCTTCACTCTTCTTGAAAGCCTCGGCTCTGATCGATTCCTTGTTGAACTTGTAGCCCCAGTAGAATCCGAGCGCAAATCCAACAGCACAACCACCAAGGAAATATCCCACATTCGTGGTATTGAGTCGCCGAGTAGCTTCCGCAACCTCTTCTAGGTTCATTGCGACCTCTTCGACTACTGTATCAATCGCCATAATATCTTTTTTCTCCTAAAAGTCGTCGAGCTTGTCGAAAATAACGCCGTCGACATTGAAATCGAGCAAGATAGCACCTTCACGGCCGTTAACGAAATCTCGAGCGACTTCTGATCTACCTTCGAAGACACCGAAATTGATGAAATTGTCGGTTTCCCCATTAGGTGAAAGAACCCAACCTACTACGGCACCTGCTTTGGATCTCGGAACACCGACCATGTCGTAAACTTCGTTCAGGAACACATGACCTCGAGATCTCAGTAGATCATTCGCGTAATTCTGCTGGCATTTCAAGAAGATCAGATTGTACTCGGGTTCCTTGCTCCACGACGTAGACAGCTCGTCAAAGAAACGAGCATAAATCGACGGGTCGTTTGGATTTACCCGAACAACAGTCTTCTTCTTTCTCCGATCGTCCGGATCTTCGACTTCTACCTCAACAGTACCGTATCTCAAATTCCGATCTTCTTCTTCACCGTACTTTTCGACTACACGACCGCGATATTCGTTGAATCCCTTTTCGAGAGCACCATACGCTGCGGTCAAAGCGATGTTTCGTCTCGTCAGAATCCTGTGAGAGGAGGTCAACGCGTAAATCGAGAGTCCACCTACGATGATTGCCGGAGCATAAAGACGAACAATCTTCACCGAACTCTGGAAGTAGATGAGAGAAATATCCCGAGAACGATCCTTCTCGCTATAGTCGTCGTGCTGTAGGGTCTTAGCCAAGTCCATCTTCATCTTCGCGTCGGTCATGACCTCGTCCATCTTCAACGTGGCACGACACGCAAGTACAGTGCTTCCCACCAAACCGACGATACCGACACCAAGAAGGACCTCAGGAGACGCCTTCTGGATTCTTAGAGAGTTTCGGGCGACCTGCCTTCCGATCACCTCCGGAACAAACTTCATTATAACTCCTTTAGTCCACGAATAAAACCATCGAGCCCAGAGAGTATTGTTTGATCTTGATGTTCAAGTTGAATATGCGCAGCGTCATCTTTTAGTTGCTGAATTACCAAAACGTCTGCGGATCCATCTTTGTTTACTTTTTCCAAAAGATAATCGCATACACGCTCTACTCGCTCGGCAAATTCTCTAATATCTACATTACTCGACATTATCGGTTTTAGTCGAGCGGTTCTGGCTCCGGTAAATCCAATAGATAGCCGCCGCGAATCCGGGAAACTCCTGCTCCTGTAAGATCGGTCCAGCCCCACTTATTATCCGTGTGATTAGAACCAAGCCCAACAAGCTCGTAAAGGTCCGCAACTGATGCTGATTCATATCGACTCACCAGGTCAAAAAGTCGGTCGATTACTTCTTCGGCTTCTGCACGTTCAGTCAAGACGATCTCGTCGAAATCATGTCGAGCTCTTGCTCGTCGACTTAGTGCTCTTTGAGAACTAGGAATTCTGCTACCACCGTATTCCGGCATATTCCCCGATGAATATCGGCTGTAGTTCACATAACCGGTAGGTCCCGAGATCGGACGAGTAGACCCTCTCCGTCGAGAATCCCCAAAAATTAGCTTTTCAATTCCAGAAGAGGCCGCTTCGACGACCATGTCTTTCGCAGATGGTAAAAGTACGTCAAATAGAACATATTGAACAGCAGTTCTTGCGTCCCCGGCAACAAAAGTCTCTTTGAACTGTTTGCGAAGAGACTTTCTTCGTCTAACTGCAGTTCCTGACACAACAGGACTAAGGTCTTTGGCATCTCTTCTACCTTTTTTACTAGCTTCGCTATTCGGTGGAAACTCAGGGATATCCATTCATTTCCTTAATCTAGAGAACATGCAAAAGCTAAAGTCCGTGTTCGGACCTTAGCTTAGGCTGTTACACCTTGTAATCTACTACGTCTTCGTTTTCCTTTTCTGCCTTTCTCTTTTCGAACACGTCGGACACGTCCCTCATGACCCGCTCGATGTGATCCGAAGTATGCTCGATGATGATCGATCCGAGAACAAAGCTTCCCGTCCAGACCTTGACTGCGTCGGCAGTGGTCACGACGTTCACATTGTTCTTGACGATATCGGCGAGAATCTTCGAAACACCGAGACCGGTGACGAGTTGTGCGCCCAGCTTTGCTGCGGCAAGAGACGGAAGCATAAATAGTCTCCTAGTAGTAGTGGTTTCATTTTAGAAGAAGTTTTCTCTGCGAAACTTAATCTTCTAGCCTTGCCTCTCCAGAGTCGATTTTGTCCTTGAGGTTTCGAACACCCTCTGCATCCATTCGGAGAAGTTCTTCCCTAGTCACGATTTCAGGCTCGCGATATACATAAGGTTCGTCGGACGGAGGAGGTGGCTCTGGAGTTGGCTCAGGAGTGGGTTCTGGAGTTGAAACAACCGTAACCGATTCTTCAACAGCAGCAATTTCAGGAGAAGCCAGCTTTGCAGCTTCTTCTGCCATTCCTGCCGGAATAACTCCGTTGATAAACTCGATCGCAGCATCGGTATTGGTTACCAGCTCCATGAAAAGAGCCGAATATGCCTCGGTCGACTCGAATTCCTCGCGGATCTGTTGATTCTTGACAAATCGCTTACCATCATCAGACTTCTTGCCGTATGCACTAAGGATGATGTTCTTGAATTCCTGAACGATTCCCTTACCGTCTTCGGCTTCGACAATCCTCTGCAAAGAGGCCGACAAACCCCCTTGATGGCTCATCTCGAGCTCGACTAGCTCCGCCTTGGAGAGATGAAAGAAAAAATCCTCGATCTTCGTTTCTCCATTGAAATCTTCGTACGTAATCGTCTTCTTAAGCACTTTCGGCTCTCCCACGAGTGATTTTCTCGGTAACATATTCAACGAAACGAGGATCACGGTCGCGAGGAGAACTAAGAATACGAATAATTGTAGCGGCCTTACTCGCACTCATGACTGGTTTCCTTTTCATTCATAAATCCCCATCGGGTAGATCGTCACACCCTCTAGGCCAGGAACATCCGGCTCTTCAATCCCAGTGCTTGTCGTAATCAGGAATCGGAGGCTTGGAGAAATCGATTGCGATACAAGGACGATTATCAGTAGACAGTACAGTGGAGAACTTGACTTCCACCGGGCTGTTGGCAGAATTCCAACCGACCATATCGCTGTATGATGTCGGCTCGAGCCCGATTTCGTCGTAGAAATGAGACAAACTACAAGACATGAAGTTGATCAGCTCGAAGTTTACTTTGTTCTCGGCCTTCCTGATCTGCTCCATCGTGCTCTTGAAATATCGCCCTGTAAGCATGTCAAAACAGAGAACTTCGCCATCGCCCACAATCGTGATATTCGAGTTCATTGGAGTAGCACCGACACGATCCTGAGCAACACTATCGCGAATCTTCTCGTCTTCCTTAGGACCGAGCTTCTCGACGACCTTATCCTTGTACTCTTGGAAGGCTCGTTCGGAAACTCCTGCAGCTACGGTCAGTGCAGCGATCTTCTTCGACGAGATCTTGTTCGCCCAGATAATGCACGTAATCGTCAGAACACCAGTCCCAACAGGCGGAAGGTACTGACGCCAGACCCACTTGACTTTGTCGGTCTTTGAAATATCTACCTGAACCTTAGGGAAGGCCAATCTCCCCTCGAGTTCAGCTGTTTTCTCCTCGATGATATCCACAGCTTTGATTGTGGAGCGAGCGGTCAAAACCGAAGTTGCGACTGTACCGGCGACACCTGCGACCGTCAGAATGGTAGTAGAATGGTCATTCAACAAGAACTTCGCCTTGTGGGCGTGTTGAGCCAACCCTTGCAGCATATTAGTGGCCTTTCACTTTGTAGAATTGACTAACCGACGTACGAAGACCGATTTCGCATCTCTCGAACGAAGATCCAAATTAGCCAAAGCCCCCAAGTAAGAATAACCATGAAGCAATCGCCGAGGAACTTCCAAAAACCGTAACCCTTCTTCTCTACTACATAAATAACAGGCACGCTACCTCCTACTTTTCGAAAAGGTTGACCCATTTGGCTTTTGTGCATTTACAAGGGGTGATCTCACCAGTAGCGAGATTCTCGTTGAATCCAAAACACTTACCCTTGTAATGATCATAATCGTAATGACCACATTCGCATCTAATCAAAGCCATAGAGCCTCCTTTCGAAAAAAAAATAGAGGGTGAGGTGTGCAGTCTTAGCTGCTTATCACTGTCGTCCTTCAACGATAGTGTCCACCTCTATCTTACTCTTTGTTTTTACTGCGAGTTGTGTCTACTCGTCCTCAGGCCAAACGAGCTTCCACTCACCATCGATTTTGATCCAGTCCCAAACCTCTTCCGGAGATCCCTCGACTGTGACGGTTGCCCGATCTCCATTTACCTTGACCTTACTGTTATCGAGTTTGTCTTCGACTTTCTGCATCTCTTTCTCGGTCAGAAGATCAGTCACCGAGTCGTCTCCGAGAAGCGCCTCAGCCGCGGCGAACTCACCCAAGCACTTGAATCGAGCAGTGTAATAGGAACAGACCTTGGCGTAGTTGCTCTCCTGCACCGCGGCGACGATCTTGCGCTGATTGTCGAGAATCTCGCTGGCTGCATCGGAGCCACCACAACCAGCCGTAATCGCAAGGACAACGATAATAGCGCTGATTACTTTCTTCATTTTTCCACCTTTAATTAGATCATATATTACTTCGAGGTCTTCCTGTACAGATAGAGCCCGAGCATGGTACCGATCGTTGCGACTGCAATACTCCGAATCATCTTTCCTCCTTTAGGATGATACAACTTTATAACCCTTCATCCGGGGCCCACGGAGCGATCCGGCTGAGGACTTTCACCTCTATCTCGAACCGCCACGTCCTCTCGTGCAAGAGTAGACGATTTGTACCGGAGGGTGCACGCCGTGCGGTTTTGTCGTCTCACAATAACGCAGGCCCCTGATGAAAGGTTACCCAAAGCGAAAAAAAGCGAAGCCCATGGTTAGGGCTTCACCTTCTTGTTCTTGCGGCGGTTCTTCAGCGAGACACCGACCTTGGCCGTCTTCGCAATGACAGCGGCCGCCACGTAAGCCGTCGCAATGACAGCTACCGTGTAGACCACGTCGGTTGCGAAGGAGCCAGAATTCGACGAATCGTTCATAGTTCCTCCTCAATAGTAGTTTCATATTACAGTATGTTTTTTATGCGAGATTTTGAGGAGAAAAAAGATAAAGCACTGTTCTACGGTGTGCTGTATACCTACTCACAGATCTTACGATCCTATCTTCATTATAGACCATGTTTTCCCTGCGAGAAAAAACTAAAGCCTTGTGGGCTCTAGCTTTTTGAATCTATTAAACGTACGCGTTACGTCCGCGCATTTCCCGGCAAAACATCCAGATCAACCATATGCCTCCTGTAAAGAAGACCATGATACAATCAAGGATGAGATTCCGAAGTCTATAACGACGCATAACTTCTCCTTAATAGGTTTCATCTTACGCGATGTAATATCTGCGAGTTGGGGCAAAATTTCCCCCCGGGGATTTTTTGAGATTGAAAAAATTTAATGTCTGTAGAGATTAATCATCTTCTTCATTATCTAGAAGGTCAAGAGCAGTAATAAACAATCCTCGAGCTCGATGGACAGGGATCTCTCCATTTGAAAAGAACATCGGGTATGCTGATTCTTTATCGATCTCAGGGTTGGTTACGTAAGCGATCGTCGCCCATTCGACGAGAATATCGCCTTCCTGCCATCCTTCCTGTTCAGGAATAACTGAATTCAAAGCCTTTTCTATTACATCGGCTTGTTCTTTCCGATCCATGTCACTCCTTAAAAACAAAATATGGAAGGCCACGTTTGCGACCTCCCATACTTTGTTCTCCTCGGATTCTTGCTAGACTTTTGTACGCACGACGAATTGCAGCGCCTTCGATGCGATCACGTTCACGTTCTCATGCCTGATGATCAAGATGATGCCTACGAGATTCGCGGCAACATTGAGCATCGCATCCTTGCTTACGGCTCTCGGCTTTTCTTTGTCCATTAGCGCGTGAAGCTTCTCAACGAGACTCAACGTTTTCTTGTAATCCTCTGTACTGACCATCTCCGTCTTCAAGTTGATGAGTACGCGTTCGAGCTCACTCTCGAGCATGCGCTGATATTTCGGCGTAGTATTAGAATCGAACACAATCCTCCTTCGGTAGAGTTCATTATAGTCATTGTTTCGTTTGCGATTTAGAACTCTGAGCCGAAGTATCTATCTTGAACACGACTTCTTTCTTGAAAACGAGCTCATCAGGATAATCCTCGAGAACGAGAGAATATACGGTCTTTTCCGTGAAGTCGTCCGTATCCACGACAATAGTACCGCTATAATCTTTAAACTTAGCCGTCAACCACGATTTGAGTAGGTATCCTGTAACAAGACCCGTCCAGAATATAAGACCGTATGTAACTATGTCCATAGCGTTAATCCGTCATAGATACGGTAGGGTACGCCTTCTCTCCAGCGCTGTCATGCGAACGAATATACTCCGTTATCCTGGCTGTTTGAACCACCCCGGTGTTTCCTTCTACTTCGATGACGTCTCCAAGGTTGTAATGAACACCGTATTTGAACTGACTATCGGGAACAATCTCCCCATCCACGGATTTAATAAAATGATTAGTAGTTATTGCATCCAAAGCTCTGCTGTTCAGCATTTCAACAACTTTCTCTTGACTTCCACCAACCAGATCAGTTGTGATATCATCTGCGAACAGCATAAGAGCACGCAGATCGAATCCGACATACTGCGTTCCTGATAAACTGCTCACTCCGGGAACCGTGGTCAATGGTGGTTGACCTTCTTCAGGCTTGAGTCCCGGGGCAAACGAATATACGTGCGTTTTTAGTTCCTTGATCGATTGCAGATCTTTAATATCTGTAAATGACTCCATCTGCGGAGAGAATCGGATGATCGGATTAACCGTTTGACCACTTGTGCGATCTATCCCGACATAGCTACGAAAACCAAGGAAATATGAAGTATCGGTGACCGAATCCAATGTGATCTGCATTCCGATCTTATACGTGGTGGCAATTTCCTTGAGGGCCTTGTAGACGGGTCCGTACGGAACACCAATCTTCACTGGAGTACCCGAGGTATCGTAAGCTCTGAGACCAAGTCCCGGAATCACCAGTAGTTGAGGATTTGGGATACCTGTAGGGATGGTCCCGTTCAAATATGGGCTACCTTGACAACACATGTTGTACACGATAGTCCATAACGTCTGTCCTGGAGGACTACCCTCGATATACCAGTATTTATCCTCGTGGACAGAGCTCGTACGAACGAATCTATTATCGAGCCAAGGAAGAATAGAAATTCCGCTGACTTTGGCTTTTCCATTCTCAATAGTCATGTTCTCGAGGATCATGACTTCGTCGGTCTCTTCGATTGACAGAAATGTACCTGGAGAAAGCTTTCGAATCATCTCTAACGATGCTGGAACCACCATCTCAACAGCGCTATCTCCATAATATCGTTCTGTCCAGATGATCGAGTCGAAACCGTCGATTACGTCTTGCTTGATAAAATTACGATTCAGGGTATACGGTTCCATTACAAACCACCAAAGCGCTCAAAATATCGCAGTTCCCAGTCTTGAACCCCTTGATCGGTGATGACACAAAATTCGTTCTCACCAGGCTGAAGTACTGGCCAACTCGATCCTTCTTGAACAGTCACTTTGGACAGAAGATTCGTGATGACGCCCGTACCAAGCACGACATTCTGGACATACTTCCGCATGGGGATAGAGCTCATCTCAAAGAACATCGACGAGGTCACCCCGGCGTCTACAGCAAAATATGTGTATTCAAGTAGTGGATCTCCGATTTGAATTGCGATATCGGTAGGATCCGGCGCTGTGACCGAGGTGACCTTGACGTTTATACCAGCCTCAACCGTCCCGTTGTATTCGATCGTGGTAATCGCGCCTCCACCTCGCACCGTCTGACCTGTAACGACGACAGGTTCATGCGAGATGAAATATGGATCGGGACAAACGATCGAGACTTGAAGTTCTGGATCTCTGGAGAAGATGTTGATCTCAGTACTTTCAACGCGCCCCGAAATTTCCACCGGAGGCATATCGTCGCTGTAAAAAACCAACTTGACTTCTCTTTTGGGCATGAAATATGAATACAAAACTCGACGAAGACTCTCGTATGTCCAAGTATCCCAATCCGGGTTCGGATGTAGTGTAAGGACGATATTTCGACCTGCGACGCTGCTTCCTACAAAAGAGGTCCCATCTACAGCGCCATATGGTGTCGTGTTGATAGAAGCTTTGACCGGATCTAGTCCATCAATGTTTCGAACCTGGATCAAGTCTGCTTCAGCTCGAGCGCCCTCGACCAAAGGTAGTAGAGGGGCCGAACGCCATGAACTAAACGCTTTTACTTCCGTTAGCACAGCTCAGACCTCCCTAGGCAAGATCGAGCGCAGACTTGAGTTGCGACAACTGATTCTTCGTCTGTCTGTAAATCTCGATTTCAGTCAATGACTCGGGTGAATAGTTATTCTGCTCGAATTTGACTGACGTTCCTCCAGAAGCTCCGACAAGTGCTTCATCGGACTGTGCTGCCAACTGCTCAGCAGAAATAATCGACGCTTGTCCATAAGATGCTGCCGCAGTAATAGGAGTCACGTTCGTCAAGGCTCCGAGCTCTCCAGCTTGCATTCGAACCTGAGTAAGATCCAATACTGGTGTAATAACTGGATTTGGATTCAGCTCATTTGTCACCATATCGGAAATCTTGCTCATAGACGACTTCATCGCACTCAAAGCGGCATCTGCAGCAGAATCAACCGCATCGACTACCATGCTCGTTGACCGTTCGAAGCCTTGAGCCAGACCTGCCATCGCGAACTTACCCACTTCGGCGAATACCTGCGACGGAGACTTGATCTTCAGTCTTCTGTTGAACGCGGCCACGATATCGTCGGCCATATCTTCCATTTCCTTGATAAGGCGAGCCTTTTGAGACTTCAGACCCTTGATCAGGCCTCCGGCAGCATCGATACCAGCCTGGTGAAGGTTCCTTGCGGCGTCAATAGCGAGCTTCTCTGCTTCGGTCTTGAGATTCTTGCTTAGCTCACCAATACCCTTGACCGCAGTTTCTCCTCCGGCAAGCAGTGCATCGGCAAATCCTTGACCTTCCGTACCCTCTTCGAGAAGCTTTTGATACGTCGCGTCGTCCAAGCCCATTGCTCTCAGCTGCTCGAGAGTCTCACGATACTTCGCAACAGCGGCAGCCTGATTCGACAAAGCCTCCAGATAGTTCTGCAACTGCTCTTCGCCAGAGACGCCTTCACCTTCCTCGATGTCAGGCAACTGCGAATACTGGTCTCTAAAGGCTATCATTGCTTCATTCCGAGCCCTCTCGAGCTCAATGAACTTGTCTTGCGCCAGTTTCAAGCTATTGCTGACCATGTCGTATTGCCTAGAAACAGCAAGTAGCTCGTTTTTCTGCTTCTGAAGAGCTCCAGTCAAGGCGTTATGGCCAGAAACCGATTGGGCCAATATACGCTGATTTTCCTTGATGACGTCCTGAGCCTTCTTGATCGCTTCGGCATCTTGCTTATCGGCGGCCATCAGTTCTTTGAGCTTCTTCTGCTCCTCTGCAATCGTCTTTCGAGCAGTCGCAGCCGTCTCGACAAGCTTCTGATTCAGTTCCTTCCAGACCTTGTTGACTTCTTCTTCTCCGCTCCGAAGACCCTGGGAAAATCCGGTCATAACGTACTTACCAATTTCCATCATGACCTTGGATGGAGATGCAGTCTGGAAGATGGCATTAACGGTATCAATAACTTTATTACTCATAACAGCCATTGCGTTATACGCTTTGGGTGCTGTAGCATCGATACCTAGAACAAGACCGAGAATGATATTCTTCCCAATCTCTGTAGTCACTGTTGATGGAGACTTAACGCCAGGAATTCTGTGCATTAGACTCATGGCTTTATCCATGACGCCTTGAATCTTGCTGTACAGATCTCCGGCTCTGGCCATCAGTCCGCCAGTCATACCATCGATAATCGCTGCACCAACGCTTCGAGCAACTCCTCTCACCGTGCCGATAGCAGCACCGAGAGCAGCCAATACTCCACTTATGAACTTACCAACAGCCTGGCGACCTTCACCTACGAGTCTCTCGGCCTGTTGGGAAATCGTACTTACAAATCTTGAAATAACTTGAGTTGCAGCGGCAACAACTCTACCAAGCCCACTGGTGATACCATTAACGAGCGATGTGATCATGCTGGTTGCTGCGGTGGTAACTCGTCCAAGCGCTCCTGTGATTGCCGTCACAAAGCGAGTAAGAACACTCAGACCCGATGTGGCAATTCGTCCAAGAGCTCCGGCAATAGTGGTGAGGAAACTGGTGATAATTCTGAGCGCAGCAGTAGGCACCTGACCGATACCGCTTACGATTCCCTTGACGAAATTCACCAGTATTGACAGACCTGCCAAGACGATTTTGCCGAGTTGGCCGAGAATAGTCCTCAGAATTACGCCGATAATCTCATATACAAGCGTAATAAGTGTCGGAATATTTGTCTTGATACCTTCCATGATGGCGATGAGAAGGTTGAATCCCGCTTGAACGAGCCGAGGAGTGTTAGCCTCGAGAACCGTAATCATCGTGGTGATCATGGCGGTTGCTGCTTCGGCCAATTTCGGCTGAATCGCAATAACCGCATCCAAGAACGTATTGAGGACCTTTACGGCTGCTTCAGCGAATTGAGGAGCAACGTCTGCAATTCCCTTTACAATTTCCAAGAGGCCGAGAACAAGAAGCTTGGCGTTCTCGATGATTCCTCGAGTAAGAGTGACGAATGCTCCAACAATGACTCCGGCAGCTGCTGGTGCTGCTATTACCAGAGCGCTTAGACCAGTAGCGATCAAGAAGATTCCGGCTCCTGCCAGAGCCAAACCGCCACCGATCAACAGTAGAGCTGCGCCAAGACCTAGCAGAGAAGGAATAACTGGCGTAAGCAAAGCTCCAGCAACTCCAATTACTGTAAGGGCGCCTGCAAGTGTCACAAGTCCCTTTACAATTTCGACCCATCCCATGCCACCCATCTTTACCAATGCTCCGGCAAGAAGGGCGATTCCACCAGCAGCTACGGTCAATGCAGCAGCGCCTGCTAGTGTTCCTGACATTGCATACAGCGCAACGCCCAGGATCAGCAAAGCACCGGCAAGTGTTCCTAGACCTCTTGCGATTTCCCCAAGAGACATTCCACCCATTTGCTCGACAGCATCTGCGATCTTACCCAGGGCAACCGAGACCAAGATAAGAGCTGCGGCCTGGAGAACCATACCCTTGGGCATGATGTGCATGGCTGCGGCAATGATCAGAAGTGCTCCGCCAATACTGGCTAGACCCTTACCGATCGAGGCCCAATCCATAGTGGCGAACGACTTCACAGCACTTGCTAGAATCTTGAGAGCTGTGGCGATACCAATCAGAGCTGCAGCCTGGAGAACCATCCCCTTGGGCATGACACGCATGGCCCCAGCTACGATGACGAGCCCGCCAGCAACTCCACCAAGACCCTTACCGAGCTCGGTTAGAGACAGACCGGCAAACTGCTTCACTGCGAGAGCCAAGAGATTCATGGCAATCGCGATACCGGTAATACCGATACTTGCTCGGATCATCCCTGCGGCATTTGCCGACAAAGGATATGATGCTGCGGAGATACCGATCAGAAGCGCCCCGACACCGCCGAGACCTCTGAGCAGCTCGTCCCAACTGAGTCGACTGAGGGCATATACCGCAATCACGAGAATATCGATGGCTCCGGCAAGGAGAATCAACCCTGCTGCGATAATGGGAAGCTTGATAAATCCTCCCGCCATGGCAATCTTGTCCAAAACGGCCATAGCCGCGAGAAGCTCACCCATCATGATGGCAATTCCAGCCAAAGCCTTGTTAAGCTTCGCCGGATCGACAAAGGACAGAGCAACGACCGAAGCCGCAAGAATTCCGATCGCGATGGCAATTTCCTTGAGCGTCTTCGCCTTGATGTTCTGCTGAAGACCCACCATCGTCTTCTCGAGAGCTCCGAACGAGCCTGCGATATTCTTCATGATCCCGCCAGCAAAGCCCTTGCTGATCTGATCCAAGAAACTTCCCTTACCGAAGAAGTTCTTGAGCATCACAACAAGCGCTGCGAAGAGACCAGTTCTGATAACGGCAAATATAGCCTCGAAATTCATGCTCGCTGCTGCCTTGCCGATAGCAGGCCCAATTGCCGAGATGAAATTGATAATCCCGTCGAAAGCGGCCTGCAGAACTCCGCTCTGCTTGACGCTATCTACGAAATTGTCCCAAGCGCTGGCGATTCCATCGATAATTCGCGCAAGAGGACTCATAGCCGAGGCCATGCCCTCCATTTGTCCAGAAAATCCCCCGGAGGAAAATCCGCTGAACAAACTTGCAATTGCGCTCGCCAAATCCCCAATCAATCTGATCGGGATCTCGAGAATATCTCCGAGCTTGTCGAAGAACTTCGTTAGCCCATCGCCCTTCTTCAAGGCTTTATCTACTGAAACGAGGAAATCACCGATACTGCCGGTGAAATTCAGGAAACCGCCCGTACCCTCTCCGACTACACCGAAAAGACGAGCAAAAACGCTAAATACGCCCTGAACGACCTGTCCGATGATGCTGAAAATGGCAAAGAGGCCTCGGAACGTGCGTTTTAGATTCTCAACCGTCTCGACGCTCGGCTTTAGTCCTGCGGTGAAGTCTCGGAAACGTACTGTCAGATCATAGAGATTCTTTCCAGTGACAGGTGGGAATATGTCTCTGAACGCTTCCTTAATAGGGGCAATAACTGCTTTCAGGGCGTTGAATGCGTTCTTGATGCCCTCGATCAGAACTGTACGTCCGCCAAGAGCTTTCCAATCTTCCAGAACTTTGTTACGTGCATCTGCGTTGGCACTGATGAATCCATTGATAGCGTTGGAGAGAGCCGTAAACGTCGTCTTGGCCTCTCCGAAGTTACCAAATATGATCTCCCAAGTCTGAGCCCAGCCAGACTGCGCCGTTTCCTTGGCCGTATCCAGCACGCCCTGAAGGGTCTTCACCTGGGTAGCAGCGTGCATTGCCGTCTTGGCCGTCTGCTGAATCGCCTTGATCTGAGCTGCATTGAAGCCCATAGCCGCGAGTTCAGCCCTGGACAGATCGCCCGTAAACTGCTGAAGCGTTGCGGTCAGAACTTTGGACGTCAGCCACGACTCTTTTCCAGGGGCTGCCGAGATAGACTGACGGAACGACTCTCCGTTGATCGCAACGTTCTTCATCGGACCGACAAGCTTGAGCGACTTGTCTTCCAACGTTCCCATCGCCACGGCCGTCTGAGCCAAAGCGCGCTGGAAGACGGTACCGCCCATACCAGCATTGACAACGGAGTTCCAGTCCTGCAATGAGACTCGACCAGCCGAGATAGCCTGAGACAGCTGATACATCGCCGTCGAGGCCTGCTCAGCATTCGACCCGGAAAGTGCCGCCAAGTTGGCGATACCCTTGATGGCGCCAGTTGCTGTGTCAAGATCGACACCGGCAGCCGTGAAGGTACCGATGTTCTTGGCCATCTGGCTGAAGTTATAGATCGTCTTGTCGGAATACTCGTTCAGTTCTTTGAGTGCGGCATTAACATCTTTCAGCTTAGTTCCCGCAGCTTGGGTATTGGCCAGGATCGTCTGAACAGCGTTTAGATTAGTCGTATACTCGCCAAAACCAGCTTTGATTGGATCAATGGTAAACGCCTTGACAAATTGGGTTCCAGCATGAAGAGCTTTTGAAGCCAGATCTGCCAGTACAGCAACTCCCACCAGCCTTAACGTGCTAAGGGCGCTTTTTACACCTTCGATCCCCTTAGCAATATGACCCATATCGACTTTCTTAGCCGCAGCATCGATATCGCTCAAACCTTTTCCGGCATTAGGGAAGTGAAGAGCAGCTTTGAGCCTGTCAAGAGCCGAAATAGTTCTGTTAACACCCTGTTCAAATCTACTTGATTCAAAACTAATAGCAACGACTTTGTCATCGACAGCCATTAGATGCGATTCACCTCCCTCCAAATATCCGCTACCATCTGGTCAAATATAGGTCGAATTGCAGGCATAATGTAGTTACGCCCTTGTACATATCCGCCGGTTCCAGTACCATGGCCATAGTCAATCATGATAGCTACAGGAAAACCGTTCTCGACATCGCTATTGTGCCAACGAATAGAGTAATATCCTGGTCGATTGACAACGGTGAAATACCATGATCCTGCGGCCAAGCCTGTATCGACTGGAGTAGCGTTCGACAAGGCGTTCTGACCTATTGTTCCGTACTTATTCAGAATCGCAAATACCTGACCAGATTTCATTCTTTGCAAATATCTTTCCGTACGATTAAACGATCCTTTCTGTGTGATAGTAATCATGAGATCCTATTCCACAGTAAGACGAATGATTACAACACCTGGATCACCAGGTAGAAGATCACCCCGAGACTGCCCAAATATATAAGGCAAACCGTTAATCGGAGAAGCTTTTGCCCCACTGGCACCTCCAGGGATGATTGCTGCTGCGGCACTACTGGCATCGTTTCCGGGCGTGTCTCCTGGTCCATAGACGGACGTGTCCCCGGGGTTGTATGAGCCTCGTCCTCCGTTCGTACCCGCGTTGCAAGTGACTCCTCCGTACTTACCAACGCCACCTGCACCTCCTCCACCACCTTTTCCTACATTGTTGATAAATGTTCCATCGGCCCCCGCAGTACCCGGAGTTCCAGGACCCGTTGCTGTTGGAACACCCGCAACCCCTCCGGCAGCTCCACCACCCACGGCACTACGGTTACCCGCTCCACCAGCACCACCGTTAGCAAGCGTGGACGCTGTCGGCGAATTTGTTTGGACGCGTTTTCCACCTTCACCACCAGACGCCCGGCAGGTATTGGTATTGAACGTCGAAGCTCCTCCATTACCACCGTCGGTAGTATTGGCTGGATTACTTGCATGACCGGTTCCTACAGCACCGCCAGCTCCGACCACAATCGCGCAACTATCAGGTAAAGCCGACAACAATCCGCGAACTCGATGAAATCCACCGCCACCGCCAGCTCCGCCATAGCTTTTAAGCTGAGTTCCTGTATTAGCAGTATCGATGCCTCCACCCATTCCACCGCCACCACCAATACAAATTACCTCGAAATTGGTGTATCCTAGATCGATGTACTTCAAAGTATCGAAAATTTGATTAGAATCGTATTTCAAAGTCAATGGAGCAGGACGAATCAGACTCCCTGCGAGCTCAATTCTCATTTTAATCGTCCAATTTTACAATATAAGGTACAAAAACCGTTGGCTGCATGTTCTCGTGAGCAGCTCCACCGCCATTGTTACCAATCGTGATACCCGTAACGGCTGATCCTACACCCCACTGACCCACAGGATAACCAGCAGTACCTGTCATGTCATAACCTTCACCACCTAAAAATCTTAGAGTACCACCGATATGACTATGACCAGGATCTGTAAGAGGATGACCGTGAGCAGGCATCTCAGGAACCGTGATAGTATGAATCTCTTCGCCCGTTCTTCCTGCAATCACGATTGAAACTGAGCGAGTAAGTCGATTCGCTCGAGCTCCACCAGGCATCTGATCCAAACCAGCTGGTATCAAGCCTCGAATGTCAGGAACTCGGAAATTGCTGGCTCCTGGATCACTAGCTCCACCAAATGTACGCCACTGAGACGCAATATTCGCAGCTGCTTTGGGATATGTCGCAACAGCATAGACTGCTCCATCCGCCCAAACCCATTTACCAAAGTCAGCGACTAACGGAAGCGAATTTCCAGGCCAAATTCTGATCTCACCCGGGATCAGACCTCCGGCAGGACCGACTGGACCTTGTGGACCCGGTGGCATAGGGCCCGCATCGACATCTGTTCCGTCATGCTTATGAAGAATCAGATGACCACCGACAATATCCCCACCAACAACCGTGGCCCCTTCAATTTCCAGCATTCTCTCGGCAGTAAGACCGGTAATTGTAGCCATTTCACCTCCCTTAGTCTTGTTCGCCGATATTGGTGGATGAAACAGTGTATGTATCTGGATCTAAATATGTAGCGTCGGCGCCGTTAATCTCGAAAGTGGTGAGATCGGTCATGTCGATATAAGTATCCGATTCATCAATACCTAACCAAGTGCCATCTCCGATATCGACGATGAGAAGTGCGCCTCGATACCCGAAATATTCTCCAACTTCTGAGATCGGAGGAAGACTAGGAGAAGTTTTCTCAGTTCCATAAAGTTGATTTTCCAACAAGGTCAAAATTTCAGGAGGTGTTGTCCTTGAATCGATAGAAATGTGAACCGTTGGTTTATGCTTGATCGTTTTCGACGGCGTACCAGTCAAACTCCAAGCAAACGTAATTGGCGCAACACCTGAATCCTGAATGGTTGCATACGCAACACCTTCTGGAGTGGCGAGAAGATTGTAGAGAATGTGAATCTTGTATCCGTATTCTTCGCCCTCGATGTCGTTGCCAACTCTCGTTCGATACGATAAGTTGAAACTCTTTGCGGGCTGATCGTGATACGACAATCCAGGAGCAACACGAGCAATTCCATTAACGTTGTCGAATTCATCAGGATAAGTAAATGCAGAAAGTTTTCCTAGAAAATCCCCCGGAGCCAAATTTTCCAAATACTTCACTCCATCGAGGAAAAACGACTTCAATTCCGAGCTCGGAGACTCCTCAATACTGATGAGCCCATTCCAAGCCACCACCGTACCATCCTGTAGATAAAGAACTCCACGATCAACACCGGTTTGATAAATTCTCTCACCGATTTGATCCCAGGTGAGAACCGCCATGTCACCCCCTTTCTAACCCTTAGTTCCGAGCTGTGCTCTACGTTGAGCATTGAGTTCTCGGTTCCTAGCGGCGATTTCAGCACGACTCATCTTCTTAGGCTTAGCTTGCTTGATGTTGCAAACTCGGATCAATGTAAACAATCGATTAAGATGCCAATTCTCACATTCGAATGGGATTTGAAAAGAGATCATCCAATAGTAAATAAGCTCGGCAGTAATGACGTCTCGACTTTGCGGAGCTCCAGGGCGTTCGTTGAACCAAGTCGCAGTCATCTTGGCATCGATGTAGTTATTGATAGCCTTGACATTCTCTTCAGAAAGTTTGAGGAAAACTTCCTCTGGAACATCAGGAGTCAAAGTCATCATCTTTATGTAGTCGGAAACCTCTTCTGTCGTCTTCTCGCCCTTACCCAGAAAAGGTTTCTCGTAAGTTGACTCCCATTTTGACAGTGAGACTAAGGAATGCTCAAGATCCAACGTCACGTCGCCGATAGTGACGAACTCTTCTACTTGTTCGTCATACATTTCGACACCAGGAACAACAATAGTGAGCATTCTTTAGCCTCCTGCCGTAATTACGGCGTTCCGAAAAGTGCGATGACTGCATCCGGAGTAGGGAGAGCCGCTTCAATCGAGGCCTTGCCGTAGAGAAGATCCTCGAGTGCTGCAAGATCAGCAGGATCTACAATCGTCGAATCAACCACAATGAGAGACGTCGGCTTATGATCGGTAACCGGAACGGGAGTAGACGTAACTTCCCAGCTAAATGCGATCGCCTCCGGTGAATCATTGATTGTAGCGTAGGCCTTCTCCGACGGAGCAGCCTGACAACCGTACAGAAGATGGAGCTTATAGCCAAATTCCGAGCCCTCAACATCATTTCCGACCCTAGTCCTATAGCTCAAACCAAACATCTTCCGACCCTGCTGTCCAACGGCGACTCCCGGAGCAGGAAGAGCGGTACCATCACACTGACCGAACTCTTCCGGATACGTGAACGCCTCGATCGTTGCGCCGAACTCTTCGGCAGAAATCATGTTCAAGTACTTGATATTGTCTGCATACTGCGGAGTCGCTTCCGCGCCGGACGGCGATTCGGTAACGGTCGTGAGACCATTCCAAGCAAAACCAGAATTGTATACACCGGCATCATCAGGAAGATACAGAACTCCGTGATCAACACCGGTTTCATACAATCTCTCGCCGACCTGGTCCCAGGTCAAGGGAGCCATTTTTGTCCTTTCCCCTTAGAAGTACACGTTAAAAACATCATGATTTAAATTATCGACCGTATAGAATCGATTGAACAAACTCATTGGCATTAAGGCCACTTTTTCCGGAATTTCGCTATCCGGATCCCGATCGATGACCGTAATTTGATATCTGATGTAGTAATCGTAAGCAAGATCATCCGCAAATTTTGTCTGGGCGAAATCACGCCTGTAAATAATACAAGGATATTGCAATTGAATATTGGTAGGCGGTTGAAAATAAACGTTTGGCGTAAATGTCTCAAGGAGTTCCTGCAATTGCAGACGTGGGGCCATTGTACACCTCCCCCAGTCTTAAAATAAGGCGAGGACTCTGTACTTCAACCGTTGAGACTGTCCACAAAGCCCCCGCCCACTCCACGTAACGAATAGCGAAGAAATGATCGTTTGCATATGCGTCAGCCAAAATGCTAATTGAATTTTGAACACTGAGATCCTTATTGAGGTTCTCTCCTTCACGAAGAACTCTCGCATTGCGGATAATATCTCCATAATAGGAGCGCTCAACAATCGAATCTACCCACACGCCAGGCGCAGTTTCTACCGCTTGACCATAACCAACACGTCCAAAGAACCTTGCCATGGCGAACCTACCTTTACGGACCTGCGGGCGCCTTAGTGAAGACAACCGCCGAGCGAATCTTCGTCAGTGCACCCGAAACACGAGTCTCGTACAGGTACTTGTACTGGTTGTAGTCGATGTCGAAATCGTCGAAGAAGTTGATCTCTCCACCCTTGTCGGCACCAATCGTGTAGTCCTTCAGATTCACGACGATACCGAGTAGATCGTCCTCATTCTCCATCACTTCAACGATGACGATCTCCGAAACACCCAGCTCAGCAGCAAGCTCGCTCACACCACGATACATGCGCCGCTCCATACCATCCCGAGCGAGCAGCATCTGCGTCAGGAACGGACGAGTCGTGTAAAGCGACGGTGCTCCAGAACCCTTGTAGACGCCCATGTTCGTGACAAAGGCATCGACAACATCATTCGGGCTGGCATCAGAGTCAACCTCGACCTTTACAGCATAAAGATCATGATCATTAAGAATCGAGCGAATACCAGCACCCTCCGCCGAACCCGCAGGATCCTTGATCTTGTCAGGGCTGGCAACATCGCGACCATCGCCAATCAGAACCGCGCGTGCAAGCTCCTCGTCGAGCATAAGACGCATCTCAGCCTTGAGCCAGGCCACGACATCAAAATCGGTGATGTCGATGATGTCATCGCGATCCAGCTGCTGCTTCTTGTAAACAGTGCTCGGAGTCGTGACACGCTTGGTGAGCCCGAAGAACTCCTCCTTCTTCAAGTTCCCCTTCACATAACCCAGCGCACGTGCTTCCTCAACCGTGATATCGGCAACGAGAGACTTGATACGAGAGAACGGGGAGTGCCTCGTGCCATTGATGACACCGGAGACCCACTCGATACGACGCTGATCGAACTCAGGCGTGTTCGTAACTGAGCGAGCGTCCGGGAAAAGCAGCTCGATATCCTCGATACCGTGCCTAAGTGCATACGCCTCAACAGCGTCTTTCAGTGAACCCGACTTCTGAGCGTCAGCAACGATCTCTCGCATTGCATCATGTGAGAGAGTGGGCTTCTCTTGTTCCTTCTTGCCTCCGCTCTGCTCCTCGAAGACATTACGAGTCATGCGCCGTCCTTCCTTGTCATTACTTTCATCATGGTGGACGAGTTCAGCGACGGGTTCCTTATCCGACTCTTCTTCCGATTCCTCGGTAGACTCTTCGTCGGACTCTTCGTCGGACTCTTCGTCGGAATGAGCTGCTTCTTTAAGAGTCTGAGTAGAGCTCTCAAGAGCGGCGCCGATCATAAAGTGAACAACATTCTTCTGTTCGTCGGTCATCGAATCGTAAATTTCCTGAACCGTCGGCTCCGTATCTTCGTCCTTCTTTTCATCCGACGATTCCTCATCAGCATGACTCAACTCAAGACCGGTATAGATGACAGCTTCATCTTCCAACGTAACCATATCGCCATTAGCGTGAGCCAATGTGATATTGTCGATAAGTGCGCCAGGATTAGCTCCCGACAAGACAAGGCTCAGCTCACGAATAAATCCGTGAATAACCTGCTTGGACTTTTCGGTAAGCTGATTCGCATAGATAGACAGCGACTTGATATCACCATGCTGTACTAGGGTTCGAGCGTTGTTCGCTGCATCGGTATCGTTGAAGAAACCGTACGCATAAACGCCATCGCCTCGATGCTCGAGAACGGCATAACCAAGAATATTGCTGGGTTCGTTATGATTGTGCTGCCAGACCAACGGAACCGTCTGCTTATCCTGATGCTTGAAGGCATCGGGCATGATAATCCGACCGTCTGAACACTTGAGACCAGCTTTCGTGGCATAGCCGCTAAAATCAGGCTTTGCCTCAACTTCCATTTTGAACGTCCTTTCTAGATTTTGTGACTAGAATAGGTGCCAGGTCAAGCTTAGACGGATCAGTTTCTGAGCTATGTCCATTAGCTGCGGTTCTATCTGGATTAGCCGCTGGCATATTGCTGTTGACCAGCTTGTCGGCCTTTGGATCGGGATGCGGAGACATGCCAACTACCTGTCGCATCTCGTTCGAGGTCATGATCTCATTACGAGTAAACTTGTCCGCAATTTCAGCAATGTTCTCAATCGGAACCAAGCGAAACGGATCTCGGAAGAATAGAATCGTTTGTTTTTGTGTCCGAGCAGTCTTCGTCAAGAAGGAACGTCGCATAGCTTCGACAACTGCCGTAAGAATAGGCTCGATTGTACGATTCCAGTAATTCAACATGGCCTTTTCATCGGCCGTACCATTCATAACTTCTTCAGTCAAGCCAAGTTGACCGTATAGCATTGTCGTCAAATACTCGATCTGACTCATTAGATTGTTCTCGGCTGGACGATTCAGCTGAGTAATCTTCTCGGTTCCATCGGTATAAGCAATGCCATACTGACTACCCTTAAGCTGGAACTCAATATCCTTACGTCGTTGCTCTGCTTGCTCTCTGCGTGTTTCGGACTTGATCACATATGGAAGCTGAATGATGAGATCAAGTTTTCCCGAAGCAGATTGATTATCGATAACGTCTAGAAGATTAAGCTTGTGAAGCAAACGCTGAAGTGTTGAATTCGGCTCATTCATCACCGTATACAACGGATTCTCAACAATAGCTATTGAGGCCTTTGGTAAAACAATCTCTTCGCGTTCACCTCTTGCTTCGTTGTACAGATTTACTCGCACGTGTTGCGGATACCATCCGATAATTTCTCCAACACGAAGCGTTAAGATGTCAAACCCACCACTTTGTTTTGGACTGATTGAAGTATCAACAGGAACAAGCGCTGCAACGCCTCTATCGAAAAGTGTCATAGCAATATCTTGTCTAAATGCGCGCGCAGCTTGATCAATATTGGCTTCAACCGTCAAACAATTGTTTAGACCGCTATCGATGTCTTCGATATAGCGCTGCTGTGCGTCTAACCTCACATGACGCATATCAATCGAAGCAACATCGATACTAAGACGTGTATAAATCGAAGAGATGAGTGAGCGTTCATTGGGAATTCTGAGCCTTACACGATCTGGTCTGCTTGATCCAAAACCACCAACGACACTAGGATAAGCTTTAAGTCTATCTTCTTGATTAGTGAAAACATTCCACGCATGTCTCAACGTCTCGCCAAATCGCGCCACATCTCACCTCCTTTCCCAAGACTCACTCGAATGCCTCCTTGTTAAGCTTGTATGCAATCCAAGCATCTAGGAGAGCAGCAACATTATCGATTTTCTCATCTTGGCGTTTCTTCAAAAGCTTTCGATTTCCGTTGGTATCCTCAAGAGTGATCGCATTACCCATGGCAAAAGACATGAGTGACTGATCGAAGATCAAAAGTCGCTCTGATGCCATGATCTTGATCTCTCCTAGAGGAACAGATTCCGTTTTCGCTCCTTGGATAACCTTCTCGATGCCAAACGGCCCGTTCTCTGCTTCCCAACGAGTGACGAATTCTTTTGCATTGTAAGGATCATAACCAAGAGCTCGAACATCATACTCAGACGTTAAGATAAATCTATCTAAATCTTCGTATACCTGCATCATGTCCAGAATGTTTCCAGGCATGACGTGAAGGCTTCCTTCATTAATGAATTCTTCATACTTTTGCCGCATAGCTCCGGGAAGCTTCATCAGCGTAAGCTCAGTGATGTAGCTTCGAGTCTTTACACCGTACTTCTCATGACCCAAGGGGAAAATGAATGTGAATGCACAAAAGTCGTCTCCTTGAGAGAGATCGGCGCCGAGACTACATGGAAGCTGCCAGAATTCTCTTCTCCGATGAGGTAAAGTTTCTTCGTACGTGAAGAAATACGTGTATCCCTCCATCGGGATCCCGAAGCGCTTAGCAAGAATATCATTTCGTGAAGCTGGTGCTTTCTCAGCACGCTCCACATCAAGTTGATAGGTTTCATAAGAGACCGTCAACCCCAGATTCGGATTTGCCTTAATCCACATTGCAGGATTAGCGACTTCTTCGAGCTCATCGAGTTTGTAATGCCAGATCGAAACGTGAGGCGCGTAGTACTCACCCTTGAGGATGTCAGCAAGTTCCATTTTGATGGTATCACCTGAACCTGCTCGAACAGTTCCTTCTGAGCTGATAGCCACGATCAGATAATCCTCAAGCTTCGAGGCTCCCTGCTCAACAGCGCCCACTACGTCTTCTCGAAGATCGCCGGATAACCATTCATCAATTGTTGAGATCTTCGGCCGAAGACCTTGCAGCTTGTTAATGGCCATTGGACGAACTTCGAGTAGTGATCCGGTAAGAAAGTTCTCGATGCCTTTCTTGGTAGCTGCCAGCTTTACCCGATTGGCTCTAGATCCAGTGGTGTTCTGGAGAGATCCTTCTGTCAAGAACTTGAACAGAGGTCCTCGAGCTCGAGTAATAGCCGTGCGACATGGAGACATGACCTCATCTGCTTGCTTCATCGTCGGAGCTGTGGTAACCTGATGCGTTGTCGACGTATCGACATTCAAGAAGTAGTTTTGGATGACCGACGCATACATCGACTTGGCGGCTCCACGAGCAACTATTAGGTATTGTTTAAGAGTTAGACGTTTCTTGATCTGCTTTTTCTCATAATGTCCACCGTGATTCTCTTTGGTCGGAACATAGACACTACGTTCGACGAAGTAATACCAACCAAAGATTTGTTCAGCCCAAAGCTTGAACGAATCAAGAAGATGAAGATCAGATCCATCAGTTAACGTTAATTCTCCTTCGCAATAACGAATAAATCCCTCAACCGCTTGATCATCATAATAGATGTTGGGGTTAGCGATGAGTGAATCAATTCGATTCATTTCCAGAGAGATCTCACGATTCACCGGAATCTCGCCACGGAGAACTGCCTCGCGAAACTGACCGTAATAGATCGGTGTCGCAGTATTAGACAGGCCCACCCCAACCTCCTTTCCTAAGCTATTGCAGCTTTGGCAAGAAGCTTTTTAACTTGCTTAGATGCGACCTGATTTGCTGCTTCGTTAGCCTGCTGTCTACCAGTTTGTCTCAGAAGACTTAGGATAAACTTCCTCGGAGGAGAGGAATCCTCATACATAAGACGTTTGGTCTGCTGCTCCATGTTCAAACGCTGATTGTATGCCTGAAGCTCAGCATTTGAAAGTGCCTTGAGTCCGCTCTTCCTTCCGACTTGTCCAATCTGTCGGGATCGAACTGCTTCAGGATGTGCAGGATGTCCTTCTCCTCCAGAAGTCTTGATCCTCTTTCTTCTATCGCTAATAACAACCTCTTGAGGACCGACAGTAGCCTTTCTACGGACACCCCACTTCATTCCCTTAACACCGTGATGGGTGAGAATATCTTCGACCATATTGTCGGACTGCTTCAAAGAATCCGGAGGCTCTTCTCCCAATTGACTATAGTATCCCCTAAGAGCTCGAGCCGCTTTTGCTTTCTGTTCAGAAGATGCCTTAAGTGGACTTCGAGCTCCAGCCAATGCAGCAGCGGCAGCGTGAACTCCGTTTCGATTCAACGCCCCATTCGGTGTCTTAACAGGAAGCTTACATTCACTTTTTGAGGTAGGAGAGCCACTATGCAAATGGATCAAACATGCAGAATGCCACTGTTCAATCGTATAATCAGCTTCTGTATAGGCGCTCCATGGTCTTTCTGAAATATGAAGAATCTCGTTGACCGCTTGCTGGCCAATTTCACTTACACTAGTCATTTTAGCCTTCCTCTTTAAACCTCCTATTCCGACTTCCTACGTGAAGACGATCTCCGCGCGGGCGCGGGTGCAGGCGCAGGCGTGGGAGCGGGCTCAGGTTCAGGCTCGGGTGCAGGTTCAGGCTCAGGCTCGGGCTCAGACTCAGAAGTGGGCTCCGATCCTTCATTCTGAACTGTCCGCTTTTCCTTCGAATGATCGAAAAGCTCATGTCCTAGTCGTTCTGAACGCGCAAGTCTTGCCTCTTCTCGTTCCGACACCTGACGTTCCTGTCTTGCAACCGGATCCTCGCGTTCCTTCTTTTCAGATTCAGAGGACTCGTCAGAATGCGCGTTTTCCAATCCTTCTACTCCCATGTCTCACCTCTCTATTCGGATGGCCAGACTTTAATACCTTCGGTATAGACTGCCTCTACAGGCTTAATTCCCAAATAAAGAGCTAGTGCGTCATTCAAAATTATTCCGCTTACTCTTACATTTCCCGTAACGTCGAACTCAACAAGCATCGGCAAGGAAACTTGACCATAAGCCTCGATCAATCCTGTTTCCGCATCGAAAAGCAAATCCATAGGAAAATCTAGCTCACCAAACGTCTGTCTAATCCCTTGCGAAGCGGATCCAAAAATATGAGGAGCTATGATTCTCCCGAATGTCTTGCGAGAAGCCGAGAATTGTTTTGAGAAAGTAAACGGACTGTCAATCTTCCCATAATAAGTCTTCGATCCTACAAATCCCCGACCGTCGACAAACGCTGTAAATATGAGAAGATCATCGATCTTGCCGAAAGTTTTCCGACTACCACGAAGATCTCTGGTAAAATTCATCGGAAACGCAAGCTGGCCAAATGTCTTTCGACGTCCTGACACTTCCTTTCCGAACAACGTCTGCATTGACGTTTGGCCATACATCCATTCGCGTCCAACCGCTTCCTTTATGAATATGATCGGAAGCGATGTTTGACCGAACGTCTTGCGTTGCCCGCGAAGATCCTTGACAAATGCAAAAGGTGCTACGATTTGTCCGAACGTTTTTCGCTTTCCGTCAACAGCTGCTCCAAAAGCAATCGGACGAGCTACAACTCCATAAAGAGTCAAACCGACACGAGATCCAGCTATTGAGATCGGAATAGTTATCGGCGAATCTATTGAACTAAATGTTTTTCGCTGACCACGAATATCTTTAGAAAAAAGATATGGAGAGAGAATTTGGCCAAACGTCTTACGTCGGGCCTGAACATCTTTGAAGAATAGGAACGGCGATGCGATCTGTCCAAATACTTTAAGTCGACCTTGAACGTCTTTCGAGAATACAAATGGAGCAGCGATTTGTCCGAACGTCTTGCGTTGGCCCTGAAGATCCTTGACAAACACGAACGGTGCTGTGATTTGTCCAAAAGTCTTGCGTTGGCCCTGAAGATCCTTGACAAACACGAACGGTGCTGTGATTTGTCCAAAAGTCTTGCGTTGAGCCAGAACTTCTTTGGCGAATAGAAACGGTGACGCTATCTGTCCGAATACTTTGCGTCGACCTTGAACTTCTTTGGCGAATACAAACGGTGCAGCGATTTGACTAAACGTTCGACGTCGACCTTGTACGACTTGATTAAACGCCAGCGCTGTAGAAGTAATCCCGTAATATGTAGTCGGACCAGTCGGAACTTGCGGGACATTAACACTATCGATAGAAGCTTGTGAAGCGGTTTCAGTTCCATAATAACCAGAAGTAAATGCTGCCCAACATCTTGTTACGTCGAAATTCGCAGGTGTCGACCAGAAATTCGTCCAACTTATACCATCAGGTGAAGTATCGCAGTAGATTGTCCCAGCTTGTTCTCGAATGCGAAACCACTGATCGTTTACTGGATCGTAAGGTCGTGATGTAGCCGATGCGACAGTAGCTCCAGCAATTTTCTTGAATGCGCCTAAATTTGAACCAGCAACGAAAAGAGAAACACCGTCTCGAGTCGCACCGGAAGTACCCATCCTACTAACTTCCATATATGTTTCTTTTGTTCCAGTACCAACAGGAGGCGGCGTTACCTTCGCATGAATATACGATCCTATTAAATCATAAACACCTCCTGTTCCACCATCCCACGTAGAAATATAGCCATATGCTACAACACAATTGAGAAGAAGACGTTGACTAATATCCCATCCGTAATCTGAGCCATCGTTCCATTTAGGCGGCGCAGGCGGTGATGCAAAATCGTCCTGAAACGTTTCCATTTTCGGAATAGTATAATTAAAATTATCGAGATAAGCATAATCAAGAGCTTCGCCATCCAAGGGCGATTTAGATACAAAAGAAATTCTTACTTTATTAAGAGGTAAATCACAAGCAGTAGCTACTCGTTGCGTCCATGTACTTCCGTCTGGAGATGTATCTAAATAAACAGTACCATTATTTTCACGCATACGAAGGTACTTATGAGCCGTCGCATTATATGCAGCTTGATAACCCCCAGCTTGCACGGCATGATTTTTAAACACGCCGCCCTTAATATCAACCTGACCTGTTGAGTATGCAATAATACTCCATCCTACATAATCGCCCTCAACTCCCGTTCGAACTGCGAAATTAGTATATCGAGAAAAATTAGTCGGCGGCAATAGAGAGGGAGTAACCATACCTAAAACCGATGATTTAGTAAAATCGTATTCAAGTATTCCAGGACTATTCGTTGCAAGAACAGCCTCAACTGTTGTCTGATTTACAAGTCTTGCTTGACCTCCTGAAAGAGCAACATTAGTTCTCAGTTTCCATTTGGTCGTATCAAGAGTATTAAACTCGTCAATCAGCGTCTCAGTTTTAGGAAGTACTCTCCATTGAGTAACAGCCTCAAAGGTAATCGGCATAGAGACTGCGCCAAAGAGCGTTACTGGAATTCGCTTCTTGAGTGCAATCAAGATACCACTAGAAGCAAAACTCGATGCTCCAACGAGACCAAAATCTGCAGGTGCTACTGAACCTGGAGTTGCCTTGACCTGATAAGCCCAGGCAAAGGACATATCGGCACCGGAAGTTGTAAGAGCAGAACCGATTGCTGTAAATCCAGCCGGTGGCGTCCAAGTACCAACATCATCCAATCGACACGAAAGCGCGATTACACAATCGTCAGGATCAACCGTCGTAATCGCATTTCCACTTGCAGCAGCGCTGGTACTAGCTGCACCATTCTCAACCGTTCCAAGAACATCGGTAATTCCGGTAATCGTATCCAACATACCTGAGAAAACAGCACATTGAGCTTGAACCGGAGTACCAGACGTACCGGTTGTCAAACCTGACCAGACAATACTCGGAGCACTCTCACTACCTGACGCTGCGATTTTCCCAAACAAAGCAATTCTGCCGTTTGTACCAGCTACATTAACCAGCTGTGTCCATCCAGATGGAGTCGCGACAGTTGGAGTTCCTGATCGGCAGAAAGTTGCCGCGAGTAGTAACTCTCCTACCGAATGCGCAGGAAGAGCTGGCGTCAACGTAGTTGGAGTAGAAACATTGTTACCTGAAGCAATCGCTGCTCCTACGGTATCAAGAACCGGAGGCATTACGCTGCGATCGGAGCGAGACTTAGATCGACATCACCCGCCAAGATCGTAAAGTTGTCACCAATCGAAAGCGTACGCGGAGTTGCTAGATCGTCCGAACCAAGGAAAGTACCACCTGAAGATGCGGACCAGAAAGAAACATGCGTAACTGTTCCTGCTGCCGTCACGTTCACCCAGTTCACATCAGCCGAGTTAGTGATCGTACCATCTGCAGCAGCTGCCGAAAACGTAACAGGCTGTCGAGTTGCATCACCGAAAGCCGCAGTTGCACCCGCAGCTCCTGGATCGGCCGTATGCAATTTAACGAAAAAGCCTGCTGGTTGAGTCCAAGCAACATTACGACAAAGCGCATTCAACATAGCCTGCGCAATCGCCGATGCTAATCCAGTTGCCATTATCTCTCCTATCCGACGATTACGTAGAGAGTATCAAAATCCGGCGGATCAAGTGCATCATATTGAGCTTGTGTAAGAGCCTCCCATTGTCCTTGAGGACCGGGAGGACCAGTAGGCCCCGGCATCCCTACAATAATATCCGGGGCCTCTGGAACATCGATACTTATCTCGATTCCTTTTTGAGTAACGCCGATTATTTGAGTCGCTAAATCAAGCGTCAACTCGGTTTCTGAATTTACTTCGATAGACGTACTCATCTGGTCACATCCGGCTCGACCGTGAATACTCCTGCCATCAACGTCTGAGGATCCGAACCGTTACCGACCTGCAAATCCCATACGCCGTTCCAAGCTACCTTGTCGGCGACCAAAGCTCGTACTTCATTGCCTGGCCAACGCATCTCGAAGTGTCCTTGTTCGGCGTCAATAACTGTAATAACTGCGGTAACAGCAATAACTGTATCAATCGGCGTAGATCTTGCTTGTGCTTCGATCGTCAATCCGGTAAGATCAAAAGGCTGATCGTTTTGCGTCAACTTCATAGTGAACAGATTCCGATCACCGGCACGAATACGAAGCAGGTCAACTTTAGGAGGTCCTATATCTACCGTCGCCATGTCCGTCTCCTATTTGTCACCTCCACAACCGTTCCGTCATAAATATCTTCAACAATACGAACATTAGGATCAGGATCTACCCATTCATTTTCTTCTCTATGCGTATTCAAACGCCACTCGAGCTCTTGAATCTGCTTTTCAGTTGCCGCAATTAGATATGATGTCGATGGGGGGTCGAACAACTGTCGAACTTTGAGGAAAACGTACGATTTCACTGAATTATATTGAAGATCATCCCCCGTTGGCGTATCATAATTCCCTGACGGATAATCCGTAATAAAATCAGCCCAAACCGCACTTTCGTCCTCGATCATGAATCCATTAGCCGGACCCACGCCCAGCTGGGTGAGAGTAGAAAATGCGGTATTAATATGGGTAATAATATCGAGATCAAAGACAGTATAGTCTTCAGGAATGCCCAAAATCTTCTTTGTACTAATAAGAATACTCTGTTCCATCTCACACCCACTTTCTATTAATCAAGCAGGAATATCTCCGCCGTCATACTTCTCGCCCTCTTCGTCAGCGTCCTGCTCTTCGTTATCGGTCTCGGGATCCTCAGCAGCAACTCCGGGATCCTGGAATTCCTCGTCAGGCACAGCTTCCTCCCCAGGGGTTTCGAAATTGTCATCTGGAAGATCAACTGCGGGCTTGTCGGGAAGATCTGCCTCGTTCGGCTCATCATCGGGAGCAACAGAAGGAGCCGGATCTCCGGTTCCAGGAGCAGGAACGCCACTGGGTCCGGGCGGCTCAGTAGCCGGAGGCGGAACGTTAGGCGGTGGAACGGTAGCTGGAGTGGGAGTAGTGGGATCAGGATTCGTCATTTAACCTCTCCAATCTGATTTGTAGTCTCGAAGGTCAACGTGTACGAAATTGCTGTAAAGACCCAGTCCGCCCTTGCTCTTCATTCTGTTCTTTCGAATCCAGTTAAGTGTAGAATGCCATTGTGCTGGAGTCCCACGAACACAAGAAATATCGGCAGCTTGATCATTGCCATCATGAATGGTATAAACGTGATAACTATTAGACGCTCCACCGATCCGAGCGTTATACGCCTTTGTTCGATAACCACTATGAATTTTTACAGACCCATATTTCTGCCTGAGCGGTTCGAGATATACCTTGCATAGCAGCGACAACCCATCATAATCACGCGCCATAACCTTGCTTCCGTCTTTACAATCAAATTCCTCGACGGTAAAATGAGGACTCAAACGTTTACGTGTCGCCATTTAACCTCCATTACTCTTGTTTCTCTCATATGTCGTCAATGGTCGACCTTTAAGTTCTTCTCGCTTTTCTTTAGCCTCGTCCAACCTTTGCTTTGCGTATACCGATCCTGCGGTGATGAACGCCACAAGAAAAGCACCAACGTATTCAAGCAATTGGTCGGGATTAAAGATGTCAAAGATACCAACAGCAAGAAGACTACCGAAAAACGCCGCGATACCAGCCCATAACGCCACCTCATGTCTATTCATTTAAACCCCTATCGCCAGAGTGTCGTATCACCTGACGTTCTTTCAATCGGACCCCTAGGAAGTAAATTTATGTCTCCATAATGAATGGCATTGTGTGTTTGAAGCGATGTAGTTATGAGAAAGTTCGGATCAAAGATCCACTCGTTTCCAAGCTTTACATCGTTCAACGACATTGGGTTCATATGGTGAACAAGCAGTCCTGAATAAATCTCATAGCCAAGAATACCCAAATCACATCCGTTATCACGAGATATCACGAAATTTTTCGCATGCTTCCACTCAGTAGACTTGTAAAATCGTTGATTAACCCATCTATCGAATCCGAATGTCCTGTTTCCAACCTTTCCCTTTAACTTAAGGTAATTATAACGATCTTCAAAGACAGTGAATTGCGAAAGCTCATGATATGTTCTAATTTTCGTCATCAAATTCTGGAGTTGGCAGATCTCCTGCATAAGACCGCATTGCGGTGAGAGCTTCGAGATACAATTCTTCTACACGCTTCTGTGATTCGAGAGCTTCAATCTTTACACGAGTCAATTCGTTTTCATGCTCAAGTCGTTGCTGCTCGAGACGTTCTCGAGTCGAGCCAAGCTTCAAGAAGTGCGTGATGACCTGCGATGAAGCCGTTCCGCTAAGAATTTGTTGCTCGGCAAGGTCAATAGCCGCAGAAACCATTTCATTCTCTCGACCCTCGGGAGTTGTCGCGGGTCTACGATTTGTTTGGACAACTTCCAACCTTCTTTTTCTAGCGGGCACGACACCTCCTCTTACTTTTCATTCTCAAATCTATACAAGCGGAATCAGTTCAGCATCGCGAAGAACATCAAGGATCTCGTTGATCTTGTTTCGAGCAGCAACCGCTTCGGCCTGAACATAAGTCGCGCTCGGTGAAGCAAGATCAGGAATAGCAGCGTGATCAGAGGTGCGTGCCATCTGAGCATCAGTTGCCTTGGCGTGCTGAGCTTCGTGTGGAACATTCTCATCTGGAATATTACTCATCTGATCTATCTCCTTCGTTGTTCATCAAAAGTTCTTCGATATCAGAAAGTTTTTGAAGTATCTCCTGTCTCCATCTGCTTCTTGCCATCATTGATGCTACAATAGTACCACCCAACAGGCCAATGGTTCCTGGAAGAAAGAAAACTTTCCTGAATCCCAAAGTTTCAATTTCTTCTCTGGCTGTTCTAATAGGATTCGATCCAGTTGTTAATCTTTCTTTAAGCATCTGTTACCACTTTCCCTGAACTTGTCTAGAGTTGTCGCTCACTTTTAACCCCCAAAAAAGTAAAAACATTGACGGAAAAATACCCCCGGG